GTAATTTTGTGGGTGCGTGTAGGGTTGGTACAACTTTGTATGTAGGGGATGGAATAAATATAATAACGTCAAATACAATTCCATCTTTTGCGACTTATAGTACTATACCAAGTAATTTTGTGGGTGCGTGTAGGGTTGGGACTGATTTGTATGTAGGGGATGGTACGACTATTGTTAAATCTAGTAGTACTTTTACTATGCCTGTTATGCCTAGCATTAGACCTTCGTTGAATTTAGACTTTGTTAATAGTAAACAAGTTGATTCAAGAATAACTTTTACCAGAAATAGTACAGCTACTTATTATGATGGTAAGACTACTGCTTTGGCAGAGCAGAATTTGTTGTTACAGAGTCAGGCTTTTGCTACTACTTGGGTAACATCCAATACAACGCTTGGCTCTGTAACCACTGCGCCTGATGGAACTGCCACAGCTTATCCACTAACAGCTTCTGCTATTAATGGAACTTTATTACAAACATTTACGGCTACAGCTAACGCATACACTTTTTCAATATACATTCAGCGAGTGACTGGGACGGGTAATATAGATATTACAGTTGATGGAACAACCTATACCACTCAAACAACAACTGGTACATGGACAAGATTTAATATAACTACAACACCTTCTGCTGGCTCTAAAACAGCTGGTATTCGTCTAGCTGTTTCTGGGGATGTAGTTAATATATGGGGCGCTCAACTAGAACAACGCTCATCTGCAACTGCTTATACTCCTACAAGCAATCAAAACCTATTAACTTATTCTCAAGACTATACCAATACTGCTTGGACTAAAACAAACTCAACGGTTGGTACATTAACTTATACCGACCCTCTAGGAACAACAACTGCTCAAAAGATTGTTGATAACAGTACAAATGGTTTACATGGCGTTTCTTTTGACACAGGTTTAATGCCAGCAGGATCTACTTATACCTATAGTGTACATTTAAAAGCTGGTGAAAGACTATATGCTTCAGTTTATTTATATGATGGAACTAACTTTAACCAAGCTTGGTTCAATTTATCTACAGGTGCTGTAATTTCAACGGACGGAACTGTAGGTACAATTACTTCTATTGGTTCTGGATGGTATAGATGTAGTCTTAGCATAGCTATTACTATAGCAATAACCCCTTATGGAGGTGTACTAGCTTTAAATACTCCAACATATACTGCACCTACTGAGTTAGTTACTAATGGAACATTCACAACTGATACAACAGGTTGGCTTGCTCCTTACCAATCATCGATAAGCTCTGTAAATGGTATGTTGCGTATTACAGCAACGGGTTCCAATCCTTATGCGCAACAAATTATTACTAATCTAGTGATTGGTAAAACTTACGTAATCAAAATAAACGGCGTTACATCGCCACCTATAGGAACAACTTGGAGTTTATTTTTAGGGAATGCTACGGGTCTTGCTCAAGCTCAATACGTTTCTACCCTTAGTCTTGTTAATAATAGTAGATCGGTAGTATTTACAGCAACAACTAACATACTAAACATCCAAATTGTAGGAGCACTTGTAACAGTTGGTGATTTCGCTGATATCGATAACATTTCAGTAAAAGAAATTTCAGGTCAATATGTTGGTGATGGTACTTCAGGTATCTATATTTGGGGGAGTCAATTAGAATATGGTTCTACTGCCACTTACTACTCTTATAAACTAACCAACACCTCTTATCCAATCACTAACTATATTCCACAATTGATGACTGCTCCTGTTAATTCTCCTAGGATTGATTATAATCCTATTAGTGGTAAGTGTCAGGGGTTGTTGCTTGAGGAGAGTAGGGCTAATTTGTATATTGGAAATGGAGGACGTACATCTTCTGGGCCTTGGATAAATAACGTAACAACAACGCCATCACCTTTACCAGCGCAAGGCATAGCACCAGACGGAACACAAACAGCTTGGTTGATACCTTCTGGGGCTACAGGACGAGTACAGACTAATATTACAACTCCATCTGACACGCTTACATATACTTGTAGTTTTTATGCTAAAAGTTTAAGTGGCACAGATATTATTTATTCAGCCACAGTTGGTTTTAATTCTGGTACCAATTTTGGTTTTAATCAAGTTATATACAACTTCTCGACAAACGCCACGGGGGCAGGGTGGTTAGTAACTCCAATAGGTAATAATTGGGTTAGATTGTCGTATAGTGTTGTCAATACTTCATTAACAACATTTATTTTGTCGTTGTATTCTAATATTTCAGGCAATGCTAGTACAGGAACAACTTTATTCTGGGGTGCGCAGTTAGAAGCTGGTTCGTTCACAACAAGTTACATTCCTACCTCTACTGCTGCTGTAACAAGAGCTGCTGACCAAGCGAGTCTGACTGGAACTAATTTTAGTAGTTGGTATAATCAAGGTCAGGGGGCATTTTATATGCAAGCGAATGAATATAATTTTGGTAGTGGTAATTGGTGGTTTTTATACGCATCTGATAATAGTGCCACTAATTACCTCGGCATTAGTAATTACAATAACGGGCTGTATTGCATAGTGCAGAATAATGGCGCTTCGTACTCTCCTGCATTATCGGGCAATATAGCTTCTGGTGTTGACTTTAAAGCAATGATAAGTTACGGTGGAGTTGCTAATAGGGGAGGCCTTAACGGGTTATCAACTACAGCAGCATCTAATGTTATACCAGCAACAACAATGACAAGATTGGATATAGGTAGTCAAACTAATGGTAGTGGAAGAATAGGCGGTCACATCCGCAAACTCTCCTATTACCCAGTAGCATTATCCTCGGAAGAACTACAAGGATTAACAACATTATGATAAGATTACTATTAAAAGCACCTACAAATTTAACCTTTGATCTACTTACAAAAGAGCAACAAGCTGCGATATCTTCAGTATTTGCCAGTTTTGTTATTCCAATGATAGGGACAGTATCTTACGGCGATGATACCTACGATACTGTTATACCTGAATATATCATTCCAGCAGGGTATGATGAAGAAGGTAACATTGTTCAAGAAAAATTTATAGTAGCTGCCAAACCTACTACACTAATAGGTAAAAGTATTATAGATGCTGTAGTACACGATAATTTTAAACCTGAAGTTATTGCTTCTTTAGGACTACCTTTTGAAATCATTGCTAGTTGGTCTTGGAATGGAGTTAATGAACTTCAAACAACATTACCTCTTGATAGTACGTTTTTAAACTACTTACCAGAAGGTTCTGAATTACATTTACCACATAATTGGGCTGGTTGGCCGGAGGTTGTACTATGAGTGGTGTAATAGGTACAGATAATAACCAGTTATCTGTTAATGGTATGCTAGGTAAACTTGCATTTTTAGATGCTGACGCTCCTTTGTTTGGGCCTGTAAAGATTTTACAAACAGCTCCTACTATTGCTTCAGCAGCTACAATTGCTCCTACAACAACAATAACTTTTGTTTCAGGAACTACAGGCTTATCAACAATCACTCCTCCAGTAGGTATTATGGAAACTGGAGGCTTCCTTATCCTTATTCCAACAGGTATTTTTACCACTGTTACAACAGATAATATCGCGTTGGCAACAACTACTGTGGTTGGAAAACCATTGATAATGGTTTATGACGCTTTGACTGCTAAATGGTATCCGTCTTACTAAATATAGTTAACTACTTCAAGTATTTTATAAGTTATGACGCCAGAAAATCAAAAATTTATAGACTCAATCCTTGCTGGCGCACAAGAGGCACATAAGAGATATGGCGTCTTTGCATCTGTAACGCTTGCACAAGCTGTATTAGAATCAGGGTGGGGCAAGACAGCAATTAGTAATAATTTATTTGGGATTAAAGCTGACACGAGTTGGAAAGGCAAGAAAGTATTAGTAGATACGCACGAAGTCCATCAGGGTCATAGAATACCCGTTAAAGCTTGGTTTCGTGCGTATATGTCACCTAATGCTTCAGTGCTTGACCATGCGCTGTTCTTGTCGAAAAACCAGTGCTATAAACAAGCATTTAAATGTACAACTGGGTGTAATTTTGCTCGTGCAATAGCTAAAGCTGGGTACGCTACTGATCCAAATTATGCCGAATTACTTATTTCAATAATTCAGCATAATGGGTTTGATAAGTATGATTAAATTATAAAATCATGCAGCATCACAATAATGCTGCTCATTAAAATAATTGTCAGCGCTGACAGTGATAGTTTTGTAATCAAATTGCTCATATAGCCTCTTTAAGTCTAGTTTTTCCTTTATTTATTTCTTTGTAATAATTAGCAAGGTCTTTAATTTCACGTGCGTAACCTTCAAAGCCTTTGATTATTGCGTATTCGACAACGCGCCCCAAAACTGGCGGATTATTTATATGTGCGCTCTTTCCCCAGTTAATATGTGATGCAATGTGTGGCAAATGCGTAATGGTTTCGGTCGGCATCGGCTCCCCGTCAACACCTAACTTTGAGCATTTGTAAATAATCAAATCATCACTTAACACGCCTTTTGGCATTGTATCGCCCGTGTGTTTTTTAAATTTTAACTCACTAATCTTTAACGTTTGTTTTTTATTTTTTATCATTTTAATCATATTTTTTTGACTCCTCAATCATTGCTTGGGATTGTTGGAATACGCTAACAGCATTAGCGTTATAATCACAAGTTATTCCAGCACTAAATAATCCTTGCAAAGCGCTGGCTGCAAAAACATTACGCCAATAAGCGTCTTTGTTTTTTTGATTTGCCTCAGCATCAATAAATTTATTAGCCTCATTTAAACTTGTTTTTAAACAATCAATATCAAGCTCAAGTCTTTTTATATGCCCTAGTTGCGTATCACAGATTTCGCGCAATTGTCCTACTGTGTAATCAGTCATTATCCACTCCAATACCATGTGCTTTTTCAATTGCTCTAGCAAAACTTAGTGCTAACCTCATATCTTGCTCTCTTAATGTTTGATTAGTCGCGTTATAATAGATTGTATTTAACTCTGAAACACTAAGCGGCTCAGACTTTGGCGGGGCTAAATAAAGAGCCTCGCCAAAAACTTCAATGTCTCTATAATCCATGGGCGGCTCGTCAGAATCTGAGTATAACCATGAGTACCCCGTCCATTTTCGCCAATCTGCAGGTTCTTGATCGCCAATAACCGATTTTTTTAACCCCCGCTCCTCTTTAAATTGCTCGACTGTTGCGCGAGAGCCTGGGGCTTGTTCGTCGTCATCTAAAACAGATTGTATTTTTCTAGCCATTTTAGTGCTAATAAAATAATCACCGTTGCCGTCATCTTCTAAAATTTCCTTCAACAACTCTCTTTCTATGTTCATTTTAAACCCGCTAAAATCGCATGTGCCTGAGCAATTGCGCCGTCTTTTGTGGCCTGCACAAGTCCTTTGTCACAATCTTCTTGCCTTATATCTGAGCCACGATATGAATACGAGCTATCTGGAAAAAGTAAGTGAGGTATGTGATATATTTCATCGTATGTTAATTGGTTATACAATAAAGGCTCTGGATACTCGATTCCGTTTCCGTTTAGTGTGCGTGTTTTTGGTTTTATACTCCACCACTTTGGGTCTAATTGATAAATATCAATATCATGACCGTTTGTATATCGCACAATTCCAAAGTCATCTATGTAGATGACTTTATTTTCTAGGCTACCTAAAAGATATTCTCCATCAAGTAAAGCCTTAAGCATATCTCTGTAATTATTCATCATTCCACCCATTATCTAATCTAACTGTCTTAATAATACTACCCGTTCTGCCTGCAAACTGGGTGCGTTTTTCTTCGTAATCAGGCAATAATTTCCCAAAAAGCCAATCAAAAAATACATTGTTATATTCAAAACACGGATTTTCGGGTGCTTTATATCTATCGCTTTTGCTCGGCTTTAACCTACCTCTTTCAAATGGATTATCTTTCAATATTTGTATTACTTCAGCCTCGTCGTAATAACAAATCATACCGTGTCTTTTTTTAGGCTCAGGCCAAAGATCTCGGTAATTTACATTTTTGCGCTGTTTTAAGCATCCATCGGTTAAGCCTATTTTCTCCGCTATCTGCTTTAGTGTTACCAATACCATAAATAACCATTTACTTAAAAAGGGATAGAATCGTCAAAATCATCATACGGAGGTGCTTTTGCGTCCGCTTGACTATTACTTGATTGCACTGGCTTTGATTGCTCACCACTATCACGCTTACCGACCAAATCAATAATATTTGCATTAAGTTCTAAACTAGTTTTAGTTGTGCCGTCATTACCTTTGTACTCACTTTGGGTAAGTTCTCCAGATACAAAAACTTGCTGACCTTTTTTAAGGTAGTTTTGTAATTGACCTTCGGCTCGCTTGCCAAATAAAACTACCCGTATCCACAATGTTTGTTGTTTATCACCATAGCCAATATTATTTGCTACACTTACATTTAATACGGCTATGCCAGACGGTAAATGCTTGACCTCGGCATCTCTACCTACTGTGCCTGTAAAGCTGAATACATTACTCATTACTCGCCCTCCTAAATCGCCGCATCAAAATCAACACCAGCATCATCTACGATGCTATTTGCAAAACTTCCCGCTTTTTCTTCCCACGCCTTAACCACAATCTTCATGTCCTTTTCAACAATCCCAAGCTGATATAAATCAATTGCTTGCACCTCTTCATATGATGCGCAGTTACTTATTAAGTCTAGCGCGTCAATTAAAATATTTTTAGCTGTTTTTTCTTTAACTTCACCGTCAAACCAATCGGTCGCATTACTCATGCCATCACGCAAACTAGCGTATATCTTTTTTAATGAAACAACTTGAGCGGCTTGTATTGCATCAAGTCGGCGCTGTATTCTTTTTTCAATTTGCGCCTTGGTCACGCCAAACACACTAAAAGCATCTACCATTTTTTGTATGGTTTCTGGTGATGTATCAGCCTGTGACTTTAGCGTAATGTCGCATTGAGTAACAGCGGCGTCGATTACATCGCCGGGGATGATTGCTAAAATACAATTCCTTGTTCGTCTTGATCCATTATTAGCAACCGCTTCGTAAATGTCGCGAGGGTCTGTTAACTGCTTTTTACCTGCTCGCGTATGTCGCTCATGAGGCACTTGAAAAACCACTTCCTTTCTAACATTTGTCTCAACATCCCAGGCATAAGCCAGAACCGTGCTAACGCCATTGCTTTGATCTAGCTCCCGCGTGCCAAATTGAATGTTACCCCAGCTCTGCGCAATTGTTTCAGCAAGTCGGATTGATGGTCCTGATATATCCTGTCCACCACGTGCATATTGATAAACTGCTCCTTCTGCTAATGCGGGGCGTGTACAAGCATTTAAAATATTATCCATGGCTTTAATCTGATTGCGCGGATTCATTCGTGCAATCATCATGGACGCCTGCACCTCCGCTATTGCGCGGTTTTGGTCGCTGTTAGCAGGCGCGTTTATTTGCGCATCATTGCTTGATTGATTTTGTTGTAAAAGTTGTAAAAATGGGTTTAATTGGTTGTTCATTATTATTCCTCGATTAATTTATTATCCAGCGTTAAAAGATGCCAATACAAATTGAACTTTCTCCCAAATGCTCAATTGAAAATTTTTTAGCCTCATTCGCATTGTTTGCAACAACAATTACAGCATCATAAGTATCATATACATGATCTTGCGTTAATAAGTAAATTCCTATTTGTTTATTATCTGTAAATTCGTTTGCTGTCGTCAATTTCTACAACATCATTATCAATATCATGTTTTAAGTAGTAACTTCTTGAACTTAATAGCTCTAAAACAACATCTTCGGCCTCAACTATCCACTCTGGCGCAATCTTGATTACACGCACCATATTACCTGCCGCCGTGTTACAAAAGATTAAATAACTGTGTCTAACGGGCAATCCAAGCTTGCGCCGAATTATGTTTCTAAACGCTGCTGACCAGCAATAATGGAATTTTTTAATATGCTGCTCTAAAACATAATTACTAAACTCTTTTGTCCCAAGTGATATGCTTTTTAAGTCGTAGTCATCACCGTTAGATAGATCAATATCTAGACGACACTTAAGTATAATATTGTTAATTTTAACAAAAAGACTTCGTTCTCTAATGCCTTCGTTAATAATATTTCCGCAAATTGCGTTAACATTTCTCGCCATTTTTTGGGCTTTTTTGTAATCTTCATAAGTTACCGCTTCTTTGTGATTGTTCGCTTTAATAAAGTCTTTTTTAGACTGCTCAATACTGACGCCTGTAACTGCTTTCGGCTCAAACTTTTCTGGCATGACGACATATCTACTAGCTATCTTATCAGGCTCAAGCGCAAACGTATGAAAAAGCGTGCCAAACTTCAAGGCTGGTGAATCAGGGCTAAATAGGCGTTTATTATCTAAATGCTTGTTAGACTCAGCTAATAACGGCAAATGAGAACCGCTTATCCCTTCAAGCGCGTGATAATGCTCATTACTAATCATCACCCCTTCTGCCCCGGCAGCTAAACATTCAGTTATTGTTAGCTCATAAACAGTAGGCTCAAAATCAAAATCAAGCATCTTTAGCCTCGATGTTTATAAGCGTTAAATCACGCGGCAGCATAGGCTTAATTTTTTCAACTATCTGCGCGTGAGTTACGTAAAATGAAAAATTAAATCTAAATTTAACCACTATCTCTGCATAAAAACAGCCCTTGATTAGTTTTTGATCTAACTTGTTTTTTACGTCAGAAGATTCAAAATAACAAATTATTAAAACCGCTCGTTTATCGGTATGAGCAGGCTTTTGTTCTTCATGTCGTTTTTTAAGCTCTTGAGCTTGTCTTACTAACGCATTAGCTTCGGCAGATAGCTTACTGTATTCACCGCGATTATCTGTGTGTTCAGCCATATTACTAATTCTGTTAGCTTTCTCCATCAAATATTCTGGTGTAACTGGTGGCGGCTCTGAAACAACAAGCTTTTCAGACTCAGGCATAACTTGCGCGTTTAAATCCCTTGCATTTTGCGCGTGCAATTCTTCAAGTTTTTTATCGGCTTTAATTTGATCGGCGACTTTCTTGTCAATCTCAGCTTGATGTTTTTCTTCAAGCTGTTTTTTAATTTTAGCTTCTGACTGCGCGACTCTCTCAACTTCAAAAGCAATTAAGCAATTAAGTTTTGCTAAAAAAACGGGTTCTTCAGCGTAAAATTCAGCGCCAACATATTCTTTGCTGAATGGCGTAGTAATATCACTTTCGTAACATTTAATTTTGATTTTATCAACACGCTGATCATGCAAATTTTGCTTTGCAATATCAGCATCAATTAACTTTTTAATTTCATCCTTAACCGATTTTGTTAATGAGCCTGTAGCTGTTAAAGCCGACATTTTGACAAGTGACTCAATGTCATACTTAGATTTAAATTCTTCCCTTAAACTAGGAGTAGATTCCTGTATATTGCACAACTCATCTTGTGTTTTTATTTTAATTTCATTCAATTGTTTTTTTTCAAATTCCTCAAAGTAAGAAGATTGTTTTTTTAATGACGCTGCCCAGTTTTTGATCTCAGTAAAAATAAGATCATGGTTAATTTTAATGTCTGCTGTAAGCCTTGAATATTCTGTTTTACGAATATCATCAGCTATTTTGATAACTTTATTTTCTGACGCTTGAAAATTCTTAAGTTGTTTTTTGCCATCTTCTGATATTTCAAAAACAACCGAACCAACAGCTTCAATACGTTTTTTTATTTCCTCAACAACCTCAGGAGTTTTTGTATAAAATTCCTGCGGGGAAAATTTTTCTACAACTGTAACTGTTAATTGTTTTCTTTGTTCTAACTTTTCCATTCCGTCACCTACATTTACATTAGAATGCTTGCAATAAATGCAATTAAAATTGGTATTAAAATAACTGATACCGCACCAATAAAGCTTTGTAAAAAACTTTCTTCTTGATGCTCATAAAAAGTATCGTGTTCGTCTTTCATAATCTACTCCAAAAAATGCGCTAACACTGGCTAGCGCGGGAATTAAACGCTTTTTTATAGTGGTGGCTCCACTAGATAAGTATACTTATAAAAATAAATGCGTCTTTACTCACAGGTGTTACCTCCTATTTGTATGCACTAGGCTTTCAAGAGACCTTTATTTTTTATAAATCCCGATCTCTTAGCAGGATCGGGTTAGCTTTTAAGTCTGGTTAAAAATCTTTTCTTTAATAGCTCGTCACGCGATTGATTTAAAGCTGTTTTCTCACCGAGATCTTTATCATAATTTTCTTCGAATACCGCACTAGGCGGCTTTCCAACAACAGCATACTTTCCAACAACATCATAACCGCTTGCTGTTGCGATTACCGCCCATATTAAGATTTCACCTTTTGTCACATGCGTGACGTATTCAATTTCTTGCTCTAATTCTTGTTCATTCATAAAAATCCTCTTAAAGTTAATGAAATTACTGGTTACGTTATCCAGCACCATGTCGAGTTGGTTCTCGATATGGTCGTAAATACAGCTATGGCTATAAATCAATTGGAAAGGACGCCATCCTGTACTCTCCGTCTTTACATCCCCAAGAGCGGATAGGGTTACAAATTAAGCCGCTTCTTAAGCCGCTTATTACGCATTGCACGCACATAAGCCATGTGCTTATGACTTGTCTTGTGCGGTTGTTTTCCGCTTTTGCTGCGTGAAAAATGCCAGGAGGTTTCTTCAAGATTTTGAAAAAACCGCGCCTGATTAAAACTACCAAAACAGAAAAAAGATAAGTTTAAATCCTTTGCTTTGAGAGCAGAAGTTTCAAATACTTGCTGCGCGGCGTGTCTTGACATCGCTTTTATCCTTGTTGAATTTTAAATAACAATTACTCCGTTAACTATGGAGCATCCAGAGCCTCCCAAAAGATTTACGTTGCCATAGGGCGAAAGCCCACGTCTCTCATAGTCATTTAATTTTTTAATAGACTGCTTTTTGCTTACTCTATAGTGCGTACCAATAGCCCCATTACCCTCCGCATTGTCGCTCACCCTGCCCACTTTGGTCTGCTCACAGGTATAGTTGCTCACTCGTCTAGCTTGCTAACTAGTATCGCACAGGCCATTCAAGAGCAGCCTATTAAAAAACGCCCTATTTCTAGGGCTAATGGTTGCCTTCAGGAGCAATTAATACGAGAATGGAATAGAACTCGTGACAACTGGTTGGAAGCCAGTGGTTTTACATCTAAATTAATTACGCAAATTTGTATCATCCTCCTGATGTCGGGAAGATGATAAAGAGCTGTGCTGCAAGGTCTGTGATTATTAGATCGCCCTGCTAAGTTTCGACGCACTTAATGCGTTGCTGTAAAATCCGGTCAGTTTTTTAAGCTGTTGGGTATAGTTTAATTATCTAAACTTAGACTGTCAACATTTATTTTAATTATTTAAATTTATTTTACGCTATAATAATTTCAATTTTTAAACATATAAAGAGTAATTATGACAAAAGACGAAGCAAAAAACATATTTGGCGGGCGGCTTAAAGACCTTGGGGATGTGCTTGGCGGTAAAAGCGTATCGTGCTTAAGCCAGTGGCCAGAGGAGTTGACCGAAAACCAGAAGAATATGGTGATCGGAGCTGCTGCTAGAAAAGGGTTAAAAATTGATTTAAAGCATTTGGAGTTTTGGAATGGTAAAGGTAAAGATAAAGGCATATGACAATAAAAATAGTAGTACCAATATCGGGAGGCAAAGATAGTCAAGCATGTTTAAAACTTGCGCTGCAGGAATATGATAAATCTGAGGTTATGGGCTTGTTTTGTGACACTAAATTTGAACACCCATTAACTTATCAACACGTCGAAAAAATTCGTGATCTTTACGGGGTACAAATAGAGACGGTTTGCGCTGGTAGTGTGCCAGAAATTGTTAAAAAATTTGGTCAATTTCCAACATCGAGATTTAGAGTTTGCACTGATAGATTAAAAATACAACCCTCTAAACTTTTTTATGCGGAGTTAGCGCAAAAACAAGGTGGTTTTCATGTAGCTAGTTGGATCTAGCAAAGCCAAGTCTATACAGACTAAGCTGACGGCTGTCAGTGATAACAAAAACAATTGCCTGCCCGATTGTAAAAATAGAGGATTAAAAATGAAAAAATTTTTGTTTATTAGTAGACACACACCGACTGTAGAGCAGCACGCTCTAGCAAACGCTCAAGGCATTGCTCTTGAGCATCACGGAGACGCCAACGCCTTTACAGTGTCGCCATCTTTTGTAGACAGCAACGGCGCGTTTGAGGGCGTTATTGTTGTGCATCCTGCGGCGGCATTACGTCTTGCGCCTTATTTTGAGGTTGGGGTTTTTGAAAACGGAGCACGATCAGAAGAGAGCGGCAACCAACTTCCGTTTGTTGCCAAGTCGTTACATATTTATGACTTAGTAATGTAGATATGAATGAATTTTGCGGGTTTCATATCGACCTTCAACTGAAAAATAAGTTGAAGGAAATAGCCCAACAAGAAGGGCGCTCATTGAGTGGGCAAATTGCCTACATTCTTCGTAAATATATTGAAGGACTTAGTAAATAATGGGCGCTGGCTGGATATGTCTGCATCGGGATATTCAGTCCCACTGGCTGTTTAATTTTGATGATCCAGCGAGGTGCTTGGCGTGGATTGATTTGTTGTTAATGGCAAACCACGAAGATAAAAAATTTTTATTAAGTGGGCAGGTTGTAGAGTGCAAAAGGGGTCAGATTGGGCTATCTCAATTGTCTTTATCAAAGCGCTGGAAGTGGCATAGAGACAGGGTAAAAAGGTTCCTGATTATGCTCGAAAAAGACGGCATGATTGAGGTAAAAACCACGCACCTAAATACGACTATAACCATTTGTAATTATTACAAATATCAGGACATGGCAACAACCGAGGCAACAACCGAGGCAACAACCGAGGCAACAACCGAGGCAACACGACTAAACAATAAAACAATAAAACAAATAAAGAAAAGAGATACTAACGTATCTCTAAAAGAAAAATTGAAACTGCTTGAAGAATACGGAATTGTCGGTCAAGTGGCTGATGATTTTTTAGAGCTAAGAAAAGCAAAGCGGGCGACAGTGTCAAAAACTGCGCTCAACGGACTGCTTAAGCAATCACAGCTGGCAGGCATTTCAATAACCGAAGCGGTTGAAATCTGTATCCAGCGCGGATGGCAAGGGTTCAATGCTTCATGGGACTGGCAGACAAATAGGGGGGGGGATGGAAGATACACACCAACAAACGACGAATTTTCTAGCCTTGATTTCTGACAAGGCAATCGAAAGATTGTCGCCAGAAGAGCTTGAAAGCCCAATAAAGATGCAGATTGTGGGGTTAATGTACGCCTTAAAATTTGATTTTTCCGAGCGATTCATGAAGCAATTTAAAAATGCTGATGACGTGCAAATGTACAAGCAAAAGATGTATTCTGAACTTGATGGAGTGCGTATAAATGCGATTTATGGCGGTTATCGTGCGTTCTGTGAGGAGAATTCGAAAAAGGAATACATAGACATAGGTCAGCATAAAATCGTGGCTTATATCAAAGATTTTAACGAAAAACTAAGGCGAGAGGAGGAGAGCGCAAAAGAGACTGAAAGAATATCGGCATTGCCGCCACCGACAGTGACCATTGAGCCTGAGCAAATTACGCAAATGTTTGCTGACGCAAAGAATAAAAGTGCAAATTTGGGTCAGGCAGATCGTGACGCAATGATACAAAATCATTACGCGATTTTAATTTTAAAATCTCACTTAATCAGGAGGCCAAAATTTAATGAAGAACATAATTGTGAGTATTCGGGATGTAGAAAACTTGGAGCGCTGGCAAGATCAACAACGGGGGGCGGTAATTTTTACTGTTTAGAACATTATAAACTTACTTAAAATGGTAAAGAAGCCAGTCTTTGCTTAGTTGATGCTGTTCAAGACGAAAGCGATAAAATTTATAAAAAAATAGAGGGTATGATGAAAGAAACAAAAAAAAGAAAAGAATCATTCAATGACTTAGCGGACGCCCTGCGTTGGCTGGCAGATGGCGGAGAAATAATTAATAACTTTGGATATATAATAAAAATTATTAACAATAAGCTAATGGTTTGTAATGAAACAAATTTAGATTTTAAAATTGAGTATGATAATTTTCAGGAAGTATTTAGTAAAAGTTATCGTCCAAATTACCCACAAGAATGGTACGAAAAACCATTTGAGCCTTGTTTTTGCTGGGTTTATGATGGTGACGAGGTGGCGCAACCGTTAATTATTGTTAAAGCAAATCAAAAAGAAGGAGCTTGGCATTTTTTATGTATAAGCGGAGAATCATGGAATTATGCTATACCACTAAGTAATGAAGAAATGACAAGATACACTTTTAAAGGTGATATCAATGGCGGCTAAACTAACAGTAAATTACCGCACAGACCCTGCTTTTTTGTTACAAAAAGAAAAATCACGGTCTGCGGATAAAATAACCCTCTCTAGATCAAAATGTCCGATTTGTGGCAACAATCGGACAACCGCAGCGCATAAAAACGCGCGTCCCGAGTGCGGTAAAATTATGCAGATGCAGATAATGAGAATGCAGCAGGAGTTAATGTTAAATGGTTGATCTACAAAAAATAATAGTTAGAATTATATTTTTTTTAACGGCATGGGCGGGGTTTATGGCGGCAATTTATTATTCACATGATTTATATCAACTAAGCATAGCCGCTGGCGGACTTGGCTTATTGCTTTTTGTTACAGAGACTAAAAATGAAAATTAAAGATTTAAGACTTGCTGTTACAGCAGCTGCAACAAAAGATATACGTTTTTATCTAAATAGCGCATTAGTGACTAGAGATAAAATAGTTGCTTCAAATGGGGCTTGCTTGTGCTTAATAAAAAATATGAATAACTCAATTCCAGATGGAATTGAAAAAATCATAATTCCAGCAAGCACAATAAAATCATTTCTTAATAAATTTAACAAAAAAGATGCTGATTTAACTATCAATATTGAACAATTTGATAATTTTTATCTATTAAAATCTGGTTCAAACTCAGAAATGTTTGAATCGATAGATTCAAAATACCCGGATTTTAAGAAGGTAATTGATGAAATTGAGGCGCATGAAGAGCCAAGTGTATTTCATAATTATAATTGGCAATACTTAGCAATCGCAAGCAAAGCGATTATTGAACACGATAGTTATAACTATCGTGTTTTTAGAGCCACCCAAAATTTTGGGTACTTTTCACCTGATAACAACATTGTTTATGTTGTTATGCCACTAAAAGATTAATAAAAATGAAGGCTACCCACTTAAAGCGGGACAGTTATTAAAAACAGAGGGTTATGAATAACACGATCTTTAGCCTTTCTAGGAAGAGGGAGTTCCCCCATCTCATTAACTAACCATGAGAGCAAGTCAGGAAACTCCCTATCAAAAAAACGCATGGCCGCTGTGGTTCCATCCAGACGCTTAATCCCGTAGTTATGAATGACCGTTAAAGCGCGAAGACGTTTTTCCGTCAGGCCGCGACCATTGTGATGCATTTGCGATAGAAAACCATTTCGCCCTTCTACCGCTGAAGAGCTACGATGAAATTGTCGCGTCATCCATTCGGCCCAAGTTAACCAGCGCTCTAATTCACTTGCAGGTAATGTAGCCGTCAAGGTATCCGACTGTAACGTATTGACTGCTCGCCGCCAAGCCTGTTGGTATTTTACCCGTTGCTTGGGATTCTTGGTTTTATGTAATTGGTGATGCCAATAGACTACCGGCAATAATGTGTGAGTAAGCCAGTGTTGTGTCACATCATCAATAGCGAGATCAGTTAAAATCTCGGTGACCCACAACCACCAAAATTCGATATTGGTTGCCAGTCCTTTGAATTGATTGCGAAACTTATTCATGATCTGCTTTGAATCGGCTATCTTTTGTGCGTGTGCTATTTTTTCAAAGGCTTGTGCTCGTATTTCCAAACCAGAAATGACTTTTTCAACGTCTGTACACGTATTATCAACTATTGAAAAGGGGTGAACGTCATCAGAAACTCCTAGCAGATTTTCCTGATAATCCATGAGTGTTTCTTGAATTTCAGCGCACGAATTCTCTTCCTGAAGCACTTTTTCAAGTAATGTACCCTCCATCTCTGGATTTTTTACCCCCTTTTGCAAGGTCGCTGCACGCTGTTTCTCGGCTAGAGCCTTAAGGCGTCCTAACTTTGCTCCCAACCATTTACTGATGTCATACTGTGCATGAAAAGTGTCTGCTCCAGAGGTGCCTTCAAAGCCCGTGACGGCTAGTTTTATCAAGGCCTTAGCGCGATCACTGATGGTGTGATTCACCTCTAGTCCCAACGCTTTCAGACGTGGAACCGATTTTTCAAGCCAGGTATCAAAGCAACGATCTTCACTGATTTCTTCTAAAATCAGATAGCCTGAAGGCAAGTCCATCAACACTAAAATCAGAAAATCGCCAAAAAATGTTTCATCGGCTGCAACAACGGCTTTACGAGACGATGATGACGAACTCGCATCACTCTCACAACTTTGCTGAAACAAAGGTAATAACGCTTCCATCTGATGCAGTTGATGACGGAGGGCTGAGGCGGAAGTACCCACATGAGTATTGATACGAATCAACTTAAAAAACGTAGCTAATTTATCAGCGCCGACGTGGCACTCCATACCGAACGTGTAAAGGGCGGCAATCACCAGCAGTTTTAACCACGCGGCTCCTGCCTCAGTTTCCCAAAAAGCTGATTCAGGGTATTGGTTACGTTTTGCCCGTGATTGTTCGTGCCGATGAACACTACTTTTAGAGCGATTAACCAACGAAGCCAATTTTCGATAACTCTGTTTGCCATGATGGGCTATTTCAGTGAAAATTAGTCTGCTCGTTGCGCGTATTTCTTGGGTTATTTTGTTTTTTTAATCATTGTCGCATAATACAGGATTTTGCCAACGAGCGCTTATTTTGTCCCGCTTTAAGTGGGTAGCCAAAATGAAAATTAAAATAAGAGGTGATAAATGATAGTAAGAGGTGATAAATGATAGAATGCATACCATTACTGGTGGTTGTCTATGTTTTTATCGTTGTGGTTATGGAGGTGACGAGGTGGACAAAATAAAAATAGTCATCCACGCTTTAGCCATTGTTGTTGTGTCCATGATTGGGATAGTCATATTTTTTGGTGTGTGCATCAGAACTGGTGCGGTAGAGTGCTTTAACTACATTAAGGGGGAGATATGCAAATCTGGAAAATGTTAATAATTATTACAATACCTTATCTTTTTATTTTGTGGTTGATGCTGTCGATTGTGGAGGGCGGCAAATGAAAGCGTATTACAATGAATTTGATCCTAAAGCCGCTGCGTGGTTACGTCAATTGATTGGCGTGCCAAAAATTGGGCTGGTTGAATTTACGACCGATGATATTGTCAGGTCACCTTTGATCAGGTATCAAGGTGGCTGAGCAAAAGTACGGCAACAAAAAAACTGAATATGATGGTTATAAGTTTGACTCGATGCTCGAATTTAAGCGGTATCAATGTCTTAAGTTTTTGCAAGCTGCTGGGAAAATTAGTGATTTAAAATTGCAGGTTGAATATGAGTTAATCCCTAAGCTAGTTAAATGCGATGGAAAAATTGAGAGATCGGTTAAATATAGAGCTGATTTTGTTTACTTAGAAAAAGGTGCTTTAGTTGTTGAAGATACAAAAGGCTTTAAAACTAAAGATTACATAATTAAAAGAAAACTTATGCTGTTTGTGCATGGGATAACTGTAAAAGAGGTGAGTAATGCAATATATTGATGACAAAATTGCAAAAGAATCTGAACTGTTTGCATTAAAAATGAAAGTGTTGTTAAAAATGAAATCAACGGATTGGAAAAACATAGCGCGAGGAGATACTGTTATTTATACGCATAATTTAGAAAAATTTTGCCTTAAGCTTCCTAGCGAAACATTTAAGTCAAGTTTTTTTAGATTTAAAAAGGGCGAGATAATTTTAACAGATGGCAGAGGGACGTTTGAAAAAGAATTTGTTTTGCTTGAAAAAGATTATAACGAATTAATTTTAGGAGTTAAAGATGAAGAGTGATATTGAAGTTATTAAAAGAGACGTAAATGACATTGAAAGCGCGATTAGATTAAATAGTGACTGGTTTATTTACTACAATGACGAGTGTATCGCATACTTAAAGGTTATTCGTATGCACAAAAAACATTTAAAAATAGCAAAAAACGCTCTTGAACGTGAGAAACGACTAGAGCGGTTGGTTAATTTTTGCAATACGGGAAAATTTACCCAGTAAATAATTCTCTTATGGGTAAGCTTAGTGGTAAATTTTAGGCAATAAAAAACCCAGTTTTTTAGGCTGGGTTTTTTAGCGGGGAGTCGCTATTTTTGCTAAAGATTTTTCCGGGCTCCTGCTCGAAAAATCAGCAAAAAAATACGCGACCGCTAATGCCTGCGGCGGCCCCGATTCGTCCTCGTCATCTCGTTTCAACCCAACAAGGGGTTGAAACATAGATTCCAAATGACTTGACGGTGTTTCGTGATGTCTTGCAGGTTGACTCCGTTTCACTGCGTCAACCCGCCCGACACTACACCTATCGGGGACTAAAACAGAGGCGTGCCTCTGAACTGTTTGGGTTTAAAGGGCTTTCCGCCCCGCCACCCATTGAATTGACATACCGACAGCCCTGCGGGCTGTCGGGCGAGTATGGTCTTAATCCACACCTTCGCGGTGCGAGCACCGCGAAATAACTTTAAAACACCACCGCACATCATGTGTGGTGCGTGTGCATGTACGCTTATTTTTTTCATTTTATCTCTCCATAAATGGCTCAGGACAATCCCAAACCGTGAATATAGTTTAATATTTTAAACTGTATGTGTCAATATACTTTTACAAATAAATACAAAAAAATTCAGTTTATTTACATAAACACTACATGTAGTACAATAAATAAAAAATTATCAATATATAGGATTATTTATGGCTGTTACAGTTTGCATTAAAAAAGACGATCAGGGTGCGTTTAGCGTATATAAAGAGCAGGACGATGAGTCAAACGGTGAGACGATGCCGAAAAGCATGAGCGCATCACAACAAAGCGAAGAAAATCAAGAGCAAGCAGGCGCACAACAAGCACCTGATTTAAAAAGTGCGTTAATAATTGCAGCAAAATTATTAAGTGTGCAAGACGATCAGCAGCAGCAAAGTATGTTTGATCAGGGCTTAGCTAAAACACTGCCTGTGAGGAGGTAGTAATGGATACTATAATGTATGCGGGGGCGTCCGTAGTTGATCTAAGCGGCGCAATAACAACGGGCGGCACAGCACAGGCTTTGGTCGGTGCAAATCCATCAAGACGCGGATTTAAAGTATTTAACGCATCAAATGGCGATTTGTGGATTAATGATTTCGGCGCAACGGCTGTAGCAGCGTCACCAAGCGAACGTATACCATCAGGAGCGACTTACGCAAGCGAGATAGGCGGGGCAACAATAAAAGCCATATCAATTATTGGTGCAACAACTGGGCAGGCTTTTACAGCGAGAGAGTGGTAATGATTACTAACGCACAGACATTAGGTTTAATAGCCCGCACGGGCACTACAGTTTTAATAAAAATTTATGGCTAAAAAAGTTTCCGAAGAAGTTTGGAAAGAAATAATAAGGCTTAGATTAGTTGATGATATTCCAATTCGCGAGCTGGCTAAACGGTTTGGTGTCCCGTCTAGTACGATTCATTCTCGCACAAAAACGGGCCAAATTGAGCAAGTAAAAACACTTGCTAATCAAATCGTTGATATATCACAACAATATCACTCGATGGACGATTTCGGACAAAAGCTAACATCAAACTTAGCTGCCAAATTAAACAATATTTCTTGTTTGGCCGCAGACGTTGCCGAGGCGGAGGCGCTAAATGCTCGTAAACTTTCGGCCATAAAATCGACTCAAATTTTAAATTTAGATGTTGAGTCACCTGATTTAAATACGATAGCTTTAATTAAGGTTTTAGGCGAAACAGTTAATGATGCAATGAAGCCTGCGCAAAATTTAATGGCTGCTAACAAAGCTTTTATCGACAAAGTAAATTCTGAAGAATCAGTAGCAAAACAACACACTCGCATTGAGCGCATAATTGTGTCAGCAAAAAATGCCGTCACTTAACATTCCAACGGCTGAAGTTTTTGAGCCTCTATTGTATCAGGCTAGATACAAAGGCGCATGGGGAGGACGCGGCTCAGGAAAATCACATTTTTTTGCGGAAGCCATGGTTGAAGCGCACTACATGGATCGAGGGGAATCGTCTGTTTGCATCCGGGAAGTGCAAAAGTCAATTGCTAAGTCGTCAAAAGCATTAATTGAACATAAATTAAAAACATTAAAACTGGGCGAATCAAAAGGGTTTAAGGTTTACAATGAAGTGATCAAAACGCCAGGCGATGGCGCAATAATTTTTCAGGGTATGCAAGACCACACTAGCGAGTCTATAAAATCGTTGTTTGGTATTAAGCGCGCGTGGGTTGAAGAAGCGCAAAATCTAAGCCCAAGCTCATTGCAACTATTAAAACCCACAATCAGGGAAAAGGACTCAGAACTGTGGTTTAGTTGGAACGCGAGACGAAAGACTGACCCAGTTGATATTATGCTTCGCGGCCCTGAAATACCGACAAGTGCAGTTGTTGTTAAAGCTAACTACAACAATAACCCGTGGTTTCCTGCCGATTTAGAGCAGGAGAGGCTGGATGATATGCGCATAAACCCAGACCAATACCCGCATATCTGGGAGGGCGAATATCTAAGTGTGATGGTTGGGGCGTACTATGCTAAACAGCTAACGCAAGCAAAAGCGCAAAAAAGATTGACAAGAGTGCCAATTGACCCACTAATGACCCTGTATGCTTTTTGGGACATTGGTGGCACAGGCGCAAAAGCTGACGCGGTTGCAATTTGGATTGTGCAATTCATCGGCATGGACATTAGACTAGTAGATTATTATGAATCGGTCGGGCAAGATTTAAGCACGCATCTAAATTGGCTTAGATCAAACGGCTATGAATCTGTATTGTGCTGGTTGCCGCACGACGGAGAACAACACAGCAGAACGGAATCAATAACTTACGAAGGTTCTATAAAAAAAGCGGGATTCAAAACCCGCATACTTAAGAATCAGGGCGCAGGTGCGGCAATGCAAAGGATTGAAGCAAGCAGACGAATGTTCCCGGCTATGTATTTTGATGCTGTGAAATGTGACGCTGGAATTGAGGCAATTGGCTGGTACCATGAAAAAAAGGACGACGCTAGAAATATTGGATTAGGCCCAGCACACGATTGGTCAAGCCACGGTGCAGACGCTTTCGGAATGATATCAGTTTGCTATGAACAAATTCAGCGTGAAAAATTACGTAACAGAGATGAAATAGTTGTACCACGATACAAACAATACGACAATGGAATCATGTGATTAGCATTTGAAACTAATTGCAACAACAAATAAAGGTTAGCAATGTACGAAAATCAACCACACCCGCAAGAAAATATTCAGCCGCCCAACGATTTTAATAAGGTCAGCGAGGATGACCGCATTGCAAAACTAAAATCTTTTGCAGGCAAACTAAAGCAAAAACGCATTGAAGCGCAGGATGGTCGCAGGCAATCAGGCATTGAGGATAGGTGGGCGGAAGATGATGATCACTACAACGGCATTGATAATGCTAATCGTAAGGAGATGATGCTCAAGTCACCTAGCGTTGCAGGTAGTCCGTACTATCTAAAACCTGTTACTGATGACCAAGTTAGATCAACCGTATTTGTAAACATCACTGCTCCGTATGTTGATATGGCATCTAGTCGAGTGGCGGATTTGCTATTACCAACCGATGACAAACCGTTTTCTATCAAGCCCACGCCTATTCCAGAGATTGACGCGTCTACTGAAGATCAAGATTTAATGCCTGATGGCAAAGTAACAGTCGGGCAGGCAGCCAACGCATTTGTAAAAGAGATGCAGGACAAGGCTGATAAAGCCGAGACACAAATATGGGACTGGCTTGTTAAATCAAATTGGCATACTGAAGCGCGAAAAGTTATAGAGCAGGCGGCGAGGCTTGGATCTGGGTGTGTAAAAGGGCCGTTTCCTGATCTTGTCAAAAAAAGAAAGGTCACGCGCAAAGATGGGGCGATTGTTGTTGAAATTATTGAAGAGATTAAGCCTAAATCAAAATGGATTGACGTAAGAAATCTGTACCCAGACCCGGCGTGTGGAAATAATATTCATAATGGCTCCTATATTTTTGAAAAAGAAGAAATTAGCTCACGTCAGCTTAGAGATCTTAAAGACTTGCCTGGCTACATAAAAAGCGAAATAGATGAATTATTGAAAGAAGGTCCGGGGCGAAAATATGTAGATACCAAGGGCGAACTAAAAGACCAAGATAAATTTGAAATCTGGTACTACTACGGCGAAGCAGAAACAGAAGACTTGCGCGCAGCTGGAATGGATGCTCAAGAGGGCGATGAATTACCTGTTATTGTTGCAATGATAAATGACCGCGTAATTAAGGCAAGCTTATCTGTATTTGACACAGGCTCATTTCCGTTTGACGTCATGGTTTGGCAACGATCAACAGATCATTGGGCAGGTCAGGGCGTTGCTAGGCAGATTAGGACGGCTCAACGCATTGTAAATGCCGCAACTCGATCTATGTTAGACAATGCTGGCGTGGCTGCTGGACCGCAAATTATCATCAGAAAAGGTGCGGTGCGTCCTGCGGATGGCGAGTGGTCTGTAACGCCGATGAAAATATGGACTGTTGACGAAGACGCAGATGTGACGGATGTAGCTCACGCAATACAAGCTATCACTATCCCAACGATGCAGGCTGAGCTCGAAAACATAATTAAGTACGGCTTTGAGTTGGCTGAAAAATCCACCAATATGCCCCTACTAATTCAAGGAAATCAAGGTAATTCGACTGAAACAGTGGGTGGAATGACCATTCTTGACCGCAACGCCTCATCTGTTTTAAAGCGCATTGCTAAGATTTGTGATGATGATTTAATTGAGCCGCACATCCAGAGATATTACGAGTGGCTGTTAATTTACGGCGAAGATGATTCATGTAAAGGCGACTTTAGTATTATATCCATTGGCTCGTCATCGTTCTTGCAACGTGACGCGGAAAATCAAGCAATTATGGCGCTGCTTCAATTCTCTGGAAATCAAACGTTTCATCTTGACCCAGATAAGCTGATTATTGAAGTGCTGAAAATGAATAGAATCAGTCCTGATTTAGTTAGATACACAGACGATCAAATCACTCAAATGACACAAGTTGCACAACAAAATCCACCAAAAGACCCAAAAATAGAGGGTATGATGGAAGTTGAGAAGCTAAGGCAGCAAGGTGGAATGCAAAAAGAACAGCTTAAATTGCAAATAGATCAATCTGAAATGCAGATTAAAGCTAAAAACGAACAAGATCAAATTGCGCTAAAAATACACTTGTCTGAATTAGAGATGCGACACGAAAAAGAAATGAAGCAAATGGAATTGAACTTAGAAATGATGAAACTAAGTCAAGCGCAGAACATTAGTCTTGACACAATCAAGTCACAATTAGCGCAGACAACGATGAAACTTAAAACTCAAAAAGAACTATCAATGCAGGCGGATTTAACAGCGGCAAGTCATCAAGGCCGAGATCATGCTCATGAAATAAATAAACAGATAATGACGCCACCAGTTGAACCGCAAGGAAGAGCTGAAGATGGACATGCTTTTGAGCAGTAATTGACTACAATATAATAAATATGATATTGTCAACAAAAATTAACCTTTATTTTTAATAATGTTATTAACTCAGATTGAAAAAGATTCACTTTTGTGGAAAAAACTAGACGGCCATTTAAATGACTTGCTAGAAAGAGACAGAAGAGGTCTTGAAAAAATGACTAATGATGCAGAAAAAACAGCTTGCTTACGCGGGCGCATTAAAGTGCTAAGAGAATTAATTTCTCTTAGTTTGGCCTCTGAAGAGACTAATACTAGATAACCAAAGGGCTATCAATAATGACTGACATTTATGAATCAAATAGCAATTTTAACGATGACGTTGAAGATCAAGAGCTTTTAAAGCCGTCCGAGGAAGAGCTAGAAAAAGAATATTTTGAAAGCGGCGTTGCTGAAACGCTTGGCAATAATGAAGATATTGCAAGCGAAGAAAAAAGCAAAGTTGAATCAGCTTTTGGAATAAGCCAGAATGACTGGGAAGAGATAAAACAAAAAGCATCTTTGTATGATGATTTAGAAAAGCGACTAACAAAAACTCATGACACGGCTTTTGGAAAGATCGGGACGCTAGAGCAAAAATTACGAGAGCTTGAAGCGTTAAAGCAAACGGCATCGGCACCAATTACTAAAGATGTATTTAAGAATACAGCCGAATATTTTGGTGATGATGATTTTGCTGAAAAACTAGCGCAAGATTTAGCAGGGCTAAACCTAGGCGGTCAAAACGGTAATAATGAATTAACTGCGTTTGAATTAACTGCGTTAAGAGAGCAGTTTGTTCAGCATCAGCAGGCCACCGAAGAAAAGCTATTAACAATAGCTCATCCTGATTGGCGCGACTCGGTAAATAAGCCAGAGTTTGCTAATGAATGGTACGCTTCATTAAATGACAAAGGGAAAGCCTCGGTTGAAAGAATGAAGAATACTTGGGATGGATTAGAAATGTCTAAAATTGTTACTGCATTTAAGCTTTGGGAAGCAAAGAAAGCAGAAGCTGAGACAAAAAAACAAGAAAGATTGTTAGCGGCTGTTCCAGCTAAGAATGCTGGGATGACTCAAAGAACATCTACGCTTGAAGTTGAAGACGCTTTTACCGCAGGCTTAAACTCTGTAACAAAGGCAAGAAGAATTTAATAAACACTCAGACTGGCTATTTGAAAGCCAGTTTGTAACATTTTGATAGTTGGTTCGCTGACTGTCTTGGTATATGTATAAAAGGATAAAAGATTATGGCTATTCAATATTATGATACGAGTCCTTCTCGTATTGGTAAAATGGCTGGTGAAATTATGGGGCACGCTCAAGCGACCGAAGTTTTAACACCGGCCATTGATCAAAAAGAAATGCCTAAGAATAAAAGTGACACTATCATTTTTCGTTCTTGGGTTCCTTACGGCGGTACAGTTTCAAACCCTAATACATTTTTTGCGGGCACTAACTCGCAAGGCGTGCAATTGTCGGGTGATAACTTTGCATCATCTCATATTACGCAAGAAGGCGTGACCCCTGCGGCTGACACTATTGTTCCCCGTGATGTTACGATGATATTAAATCAGTACATGGCACTTTATGCGCTAACTGATAAAGACTTCGACATCTACGAAGATAATATTCCCGAGGCCATGAAAGAGCAGACGGGCGAACGCATGGGCTTAGTGCGTGAAATGGCTATTTACGGTCAAATGAAAAACAGTACTAACCGTTTTTATGCTGGTTTATCAGGTGCAACAATAGCAACAACTCGTGCAAACGTAAATTTACCTATTCAAGAAAGATGGGTTTCTAAAATTGCGCGATCTTTGTTAGCCAATCACGCTAAGCAAATCACTAAAATATTATCGCCCTCTACTAGCTTTGGCACTACACCCGTTGAAGCAGCTTATGTATGTTATGTACATACTGACGCTGAATACGATATCCGTAGATTGCCGGGCTTTAGAGAGGTTGCTGCTTACGGCACGCGCACACCAATATCTGATTATGAGCTAGGTACTTGGCAGCGTATTCGATTCATTGTTTCCCCCGAATTACAGCCTATTTATGCAGGCGGTGGCGCAGTTGGAACAACTGGCTTGCAATCTGCTGGAGGCTCTAACATAGACATCTATCCTTTTATTTTCTTGTCTAAACAAGCATTTGCACAAGTATCATTAAGAGGTGCTGCGGCTATTGATCCTATCTATTTACCCCCAGGCCAAAAAGATAAGAACGATCCAGGCGGTCAGCGTGGTTATATTGGGGCCAAGTTTTGGCATACTTGCGGCGTGTTAAATCAAGGCTGGATTGCTGTGTTAGAAGCTGGTGTAACTGGCCTTTAATCATTATTGCACAAGGAAGTGCATTATTTAGGAGATAACACATGGCATCATTAGCAACACCATTAACCCCACAGCAATCGCTTAATAACATTTTAAATAAGTTATCAAACAAAAATGATGGTAAAGCGCTAGCTTTATTATTTAGGTCTTTATATACAGACTTATCGACAATGGAAGCCAACCATAATGCTTTACTTGCAAAACTTGACGCAATAGCAACTGCGGCGGGCGGGTCAGCTATTACGGGCACGGCGTTTACAGGAATCTATCGAAATACTTATGGCTCAGATAGCCCTTTAAGCTTTGGCATTAACTTTACTGCGGCATTATCGGCGGCAACATCAGGCACATTAACAAGTAACTGGCTATTGGCAACAGGTACATACAGTTTGTACTTAAGTAACGGTAATACGGTTTCTGCAACATTTACTAACGCAAGTACATCAGTCACATGGTCAGGCGCTCAAACTGCTAACGCGGCGGCAAGTGTATCTAATGGCGCAACATTAACAGCAGTACCCATTACAGGTACTAATCTATTTACACACTAGGGGGATTATCATGGCTCAACCATCAGATATTTATGGTTTAGATTTAAACTTTCCAACAACCACAGTAACGGCAACATCAGGGGCTGCAACTGTAACATTTACAGCTATTGCAACGGGTAGTGTTCCAACAGCTTCAAACAATGGCTATGTTAAAACTATAACAGCAGGCGCTAAAACACCTATTTATATTAATAGTGCCGGCGCAACATTAGTTAGCGCAGGAACGCCAGCTCCTATATTAGCTTCGGGTAGTTTTACAACCGTAATTAATGCCGTAACTTCATCAGTTAACTATGGTCAAGCGGCAGTAGTTGTGCTTGCAATGGCTAACTTGGCGACAGTTAATGGCGTTGCTAATACATCCGTTCCGTTCAATGCGACAGGAACGGTGGGTATCGTAGCGATTGTGGGGTCACCTGCTTATCTTGACCTTAATGGTAATTTATTAGGCGCAGAAAACTTGGTTGGTCAAAACGGCGGGAATGGCGTATTGGTGTTTCCATCTATTCCTGACAATGTTACCCCAGTCGCTTATTTCACGGTTAAAAACGCGGCGGGTTCGGCAACTTCAGTGTTTACTTTTGGCACAACTGCATGGGATGCTTCAGGTATCACTACTACAGTTTACCCATTAGCTGGATTACCAGCACGCCCTAATTTAGTAATTTAATATTAAACGGCTATATCATGTAGCCGTTGATTATTTTGGAGTAATACTATGCGACAAAAAGCAGTTAGCACCGAAGAATTTAACACCAACACCACGCAAGAAATTGAAATACCAATGACTGAAGAAATTTATCGCGGTGATGAAATGTTCAACGATAAGTTTGAAGTGGTACAAGAAGCTGAATTTAAAGATTTTCATGAAACTGAAAAGTTTATGAAAGATATTTTAACAGTAGAGCTTCCTATTTCAGATAGCAAGCAAAGCCAATTTGTGCAAGTTTATGTACAAGGCGTTCCCCAGCTATTTCAGCGCGGGGCAAAACAAAAAGTTAAGCGTATGTTTGTTGAGGCGCTTGCAAGAGCAAGGCCATACACTATTCAAACACCTGAATACATTGATGCCAATGGCGACAAAGCCACAAAGATTGTAAAAACATGGTCACTTGCTGATGCGTTTCATGTGCTTCATGACCCTGCGGGTGATAAAGGGTTTAGATGGCTTGAAAATATTTTAATGCAAGCTTCATAGTTACCAATGAATTTTTTACAGCTAGTGCAGCAATTGCGCCTTGAAGCAGGCATAGCTGGAACAGGTCCGGATACTGTCATCAATCAATCTGGTGAGCTAGGTAGATTGGTTTCATGGACGGCATTAGCTTATGAAGATATTCAAAATAAAAATCTTGAATGGCGGTTTCATCGGTTTGGGTTTCAGCTGATATTAATCAATAGCATTAATGTTTACCCAAGAACAGCTAGTACATTAATTTTAAACGGTGGTGATGTAAAAAACTTTAGGCGTAACAGCTTAAGAATTTATACAGACACAGTTAGATTTAGTGATGAATTGTGGCTGCCTAATCGCGACTGGGATTTATTCAGAGATAACCGATTAAGAGGCGCAAGCAGTTTGCAAACAGGTAGGCCAATAGAATTTACTTTAACACCGTCAAAAGAGATTCAGGTATGGCCTACGCCTGATAACTCAGTTCAGTATTATGTGCGCGGTGAATACTATCAAAAGCCACATGTTATGGTTAATGATACAGACGAACCGATTTTTGACACAAATCACATGGCCATTGTGTATAACGCACTTATGCGATATGCAGACTACGTAAGCGAACCCGCTTTATTTGCATTTGGACAGCAACAATACGGTAGATTAATAGGCAAACTTGAAGCTGATTGGTCTGAACAAATTACTCATGGCGGTGCGCTTGCGTGAAAATAAAAAGACTGCCGATTAATCCACATAAGTCGGATTTTATTAATTTTACGGGCGGCCTAGATATTACGTCCCCACAGATCACAATTCCAACAGGATTTTGCAGAAGAGCGCAGAATTTTGAAGAAGATGTTCTGGGTGGTTATGCAACAATCACAGGGTACGAAAGGTTTAATGGCTCAGAGAAAACGCCGTCATCATCGGCATTTTACTATTTAAATTACACGGGAAACGCATCAAGCCTTGTTGCTGGCAATCCAATATCGTCAACAAACCCTAGTTACGCTTATTTATTATATGTAACGCCAACACAATTAATTGTGACCGACATTGTTGGAGATTGGTTAGATGATTACATTATCAATACTGATATCCATATAACTGATGGCGCTTTTATTGGCTCGGCAATAGACAGCTCAACAAGTTACTATCAATCTCTTGCTTCAGATTATTATCGACAAATAATTTCTGAAGTTGGTGGTGGACTTAGTATTGTCACAAGATCTGGATTAATGACGCCTATTGTTGTAAGCAGTAATGTAATAACAGTAAAGCTAGCTGATGGTTCATTTGTAAATGCTTCTGTAGTATCTGTTTTATTACGCTCTGGATCATCAGTATTATTACGCTCTGGATCAATGACGCCTATTGTCGTAAGCAGTAATGCAACAACAGTAAAGCTAGCTGATGGTTCATTTGTAAATGCTTCTGTAGTATCTGTTTTATTACGCTCTGGATCATCAGTATTATTACGCTCTGGATCAGTATTAATTCCAATTGCGGTATGTTCTGGGCCAGTTCTTGGGGTTTTTTACTATAAAGGCATTGTATATGCTTTTCGTAATTTATTAGATGGCGGTGTCGGTTTATTTGCATCATCAAACAATGGGTGGCTGCCTGTAAATTTAGGAATTGAAGTAGCTTATTCAAGCGGAAGTGGAGCACAGCCAGCAATAGGTGGCACTATTGCAAAAGGCACAGCAAATGGGATATTAAGAGCTATAACGGTCGAGTCTGGTACTTTTTCCGTAGGAACAGCGCAAGGACGACTAATATTCTGGTCTGTAAATAATACATTTACAGCAGGCGCATTTACGGCAGGGATAACGGCTACTTGTGCTGGTCAATCAGATATATCAATACCTAACCAAAATGGCAGATATGAATTATATATTGACAACTTTTTTGGCGGCGCAACTACATCTAAAGTTTATGGAGTCGATGGCAAAAATTATGGCTTTGAATTTGACGGGGCAACTTTTGTGCAAATTCATACAGGGTCATTATACGATACGCCTCAGCATGTAACCATTCATCAAAAATACTTGGTGTACTCTTATTCTTGCTCGCTTCAAATTAGCGCAATTGGAGATCCTTATAATTGGCAAGCTATTAATCAAGCGGTTGAGCTGGGTGTTGGCGATGAAATTACTAGTTTAGTTAGGCAGCCAGGCAACGAAACATCTCCGTCATTAGCGATATATTGCCGAAATCACACTTATATGCTGTATGGCAATTCTAATTCCACATGGCAACTAATAAGCTTTAATGATTCTGCGGGCGCAATTGCGTATTCGCCGCAAAATATAAACGGGCGTGTTTTTGTTTACGATGATCGGGGCATAACCAACTTAAACACAACATTAAATTATGGTAACTTTACTGAAGCAACAATTAGCCAGCGCGTAAAAACCCTACTAGCAAACAAGCGCAACTCATTTGTTGACTCTCATGCACTAAGAGATAAGCAGCAGTACAGAATGTTTTTTAATGACGGCTCTGGAATTTACCTGACACTAAGTGAGAAAGTTAATTCTTTTATGCCTGTGCAGTTTACCGACATAATGACATGCTCGGTTTCTTCTGAAATTTATGGCGGCGGCCCTGATATTGTATTTATGGGGACATACAATGGCTATGTTATGCAAATGGAAAAAGGCACTAGTTTTGATGGGCAGCCAATTACTGCGTTTATTGATCTAGTCTTTAATAATACACAATCATACCGAATGTTAAAACGCTACCGTAGACTTACATTTGAAATGGTTGGTAATGGCTACGCTGAATACAATACAAATTACGACTTAAATTACGCATCAACCGACTATGCTCAAGAACTTGATTCTATTAACAAGGTAAATATAGGGTCATTTAATTGGGATAGCGGTATCAGGTGGGACTCAAACGCAATATGGGACGGCGCGCCAGTAACAAATACCACAATGGCAATAGATGGTGACGGAATGAATATATCATTAAAGATATCATCATCTAGCAATTCTTTTGCATCAATAAAATTTAGCGGCGCACTACTTGAGTATTCGCCGCAACGTATGCTTCGATAAGAGATAATTAATATGACATCAAAATATCCACTGGTACTATCAGGTACACAAATAGAAGAATTGCAGGCTGGTGATAATTTGCCATCTTCGCTAATAGCATTTAACAATGGATTTAGCGACGGAGTGACTCGTCAATTAGTTTTAAAACTAAACGAGGAGGTATCTGTTAAAGATTTTGGTGCAGTTGGTGACGGTGTTACTGATGATACAAGCGCCTTTATTAGCGCGATAAATGCGAGTCCGTCAAATGGTGGATCGATAAAAGTACCTGATGGCAATTATGTATTATCGTCGAACTTAGGGTCTTATTATCACGGGATTAAATCTATTGTGTGGGATATATCCCCTAGTGCTACTTTTACGGGAGCAGGAACAGGTTATGGTATTAATTTTTTCCCAAACATGGGGACAAACGGAGGGCAAATAGCGGTTGGCCCTTATATTTATAGTTGTTCTTCTACCGCTAGCCCATATGATTCTGTAGGTAATTACTATGGTGGCATAGCTGCCTTATCAGTCGAAATGGAGCAACCTAATGGTTATGTCGGTCAGTCTGTTGGTATTTACGCGGGAGCGAGCGGATCTGGGTCTAATGTAAATTCAAATGTTTGGGCGGCTAATTTTCTACTTACAGCAAAGCCAACGGCTGGAGGTGAATATCAAGGCATCGAAATGGATGTTAATAGCTATAGTACATCCGCTGTAGTAAGAGGGATAGTTATTACAGGGGTGGGTACTACCCAGCCCGATTCAGCACTCTATATATCTAGATCTCCTACAAGTGAAACAAACACAAATTGGAGGTACGGAATAGTTATTAGAAATTCGGATGTGGGAATTCTATACGGAAGCGGGAGTGTTGCCGCAAGTTCTGTTTTATCTGCCCAACAAAATTCCGCTAGCACGGACACTTTATTTTTACAGGCAAATACATCCCCAGCCGCATCCAGTTATTTTTTACGATGCGTAAATTCAACAAACAGCAGTAATTTATTTAAACTTGACACACTTGGCGGAGTAACTGCGACAAGTGTTACATCTGGTGGAAACATTATGGGGGCAAACATTAGAGCATCAAATGCCGCAAGTGGCATTGCATCTACATTAACCCTAGGAAATACTGTAACAACTTCGGTGGGGGTGGCAGGAGGTGCTTCTTCTTTACCAGCTACGCCCCTCGGCTATTTGATAGCGTATTTCGGTACTACACAAATAAAAATCCCTTATTACAACTAGGATAAATTATGCAATATAAATTTACTTTCTCTCAGGAGCAACTTATCGTTATTAATCAAGCGTTGCAAGAGTTGCCATTTAAAATTGCCGCTCCGATGTTTGATTATATTAATGCTCAAATTAAGTATCAAGAAGAATCTAATTTAGCTAACTTAGAAGCCGAAAAAATAGAAATAAATAACTTATGAAAGGGCGAGGCAATGCGTGACAACACAAACAGTTATAAATTAAACCAGTGAAACATTAATGACTATAATTGCTTATCCTACATACGGAATAAATTAAATGAAAAAAATTATATTACTATTTTTGCTATCATTTTCAGCTTTTGCTGCTGACTGGTATCAGCCGTCCGGCAATCCTACGCCAGGATCTTCGATGTCTTCAAGCGTACTAAGGTCTGAATACTCATTAATTGGCAGTTCGTTTTCAAAGATGCCAATATTAACTGGCAATAACAAATTATTAATAGGCGTTAATGCGTCTGGAACGGGGCTACAAGCGTTTTCAAATTCTGATGTACTATCTAATATTGGCGCGGCAACATCGAGCGGTGTTAGTTCTGCAATATCTGCGGCATTTAATGCACCACCTGCATTAGGTCTTGTTACTCCTAACGCTGTTTATGGCACAACAATAAATGCCTCAACTCGGTTTGCGGGTGCCGGCACTGGTCTAACAGGAACAGCAGCAGCTTTATCTATCGGTGGAAATGCGGCAACGGCAACTAACGCGACAAATGCTACCAATTTAACAGGAACAATAGGTTCAAGCGTAGTAGGAGTTACACAACCAACTAGTGATATTTCTACAAAAATTGCAACAACGGCTTTTGTAGATAATAAAGGCCAAGCGTTTGTGCTAGGGTTAGGGCAAAACTATGTCTCCTATGCAATTGGAGCGGGCGCGTGGTCTACCTACAGGAAAAATTCTGTAACGTACTATAATACCGTTGATGGCACTATAAGCGGTGCAGATAATAAACCAATTATGCTATATCTTGGCACATCCGCAGGTACTGGTTCTGGTGTGCAAATAAATGTCACTATAAATGGAGTTTCTTTTGTTATTGCTAATGATGCTAATTCAGGCGGGCAAGAAATAACTTTCGGCAGTGTACTAGTGCCTTCTGGGGCTTCTTATTTATCAACAGTAAGTGGCGGCGGTGGGGCTACTACTTTTTCACAATGGGTTGAATTAAGGTAACTATCATGCCATCACCACAAACACTAACAGACTGGTATCAAGCAGGCCAAAATAACGGATTATTAACATCAGGTGGCTCGGCGCCAAATCCTGTTAACGCGGTTCCGGTAACAGGCGCGTCCGCACCATTAGCACCAAATGTTGTTACAGGAAATAATGCTTCTAATACGGTCAGCGCAAATCCAGCCCCAGTTAATAATAATGTAACCACGCCGTCAACCTACAAGGGATTGCTTGATTCTAATGTTCAGTTGGGTGACGCATCCAAATGGAATGTTACACCCGATCAAACTGCATCGGGTCAATTAAGCGGTATATTGGCAAGCGGCTCTCCATTGATGCAATTAGCTAAATCAACGGGCGAATCAAGCGCAAATCAGCGAGGCTTGTTAAATTCAAGCATTTCTGCGGGAGCGGCTCAAAATGCCATGATTGCAAATGCCACGCCGATTGCTGAACAAAATGCCGCGACATATTCTAATGCAGCATCGGCAAATCAAAATGCAGAAAACGCATTTAAAACAACTAATGCGGCTAATACGTTTAATGCACAGCAAAATGCTTACAATCAAAATATAGCGACTGCTAACCAGCAATCCAGTCAGCAGTCGCAACAACAACAATCTTTACAATCACAAATAGGCGGGATGAATCAGCAATTGAATAATGATATTGCTACCATTCAGACAAATCCTAATATGAACCAGCAAGCCAAACAATATTCCATTGCACAGCTTCAGGACGCCTACAAATCACAAATAACAATGTTATCAGCGGTCGGCACAGTGCCTGATGTATCAACATTGTTAAAGCCAATTCAAGGTACTGAAAACGCTCAAGCACCTGACCCTAATGCTGTGTTTGGGCCACAACCAGCAGCGCAACCAAGATCTGGGTCGGTGATCTGCACTTACTACCACTTCATTGGTTTTATGGGTGATGAAACTTTTGCATTAGATAAAAAATACGGTGCTATGGTTTTATTAGCTAAACCAGAACTAAGCGAATGGTATTTGTCATGGGCTATTGGCGCGGTAGAGATATTAAAAAATAATCCTAAACTGACCTTCGCTTTATGGCCTATTGTAAATGAATGGTCAAAAGAAATGGCGCACCAAATGGGTGGCAATAATAAAGGTAGCCTGGTAGGTAAATCTATCATGCTAATAGGTAATGTGTGTTGCAGTATAATGAGCGCTTTAAAACCTAAAGAGAAAACATTATGTCAGCAATAGAGGTTATTAAGCATAGTTTTTACGGCGGTGTTTATTGTAAAACCATGATTATTCAAGAGGGAAGCGAAGTTGAAACACACAAGCATAACTATGACCACTTAAGTATTCTATCTCAAGGTGTTGTGGCGGTTGAATGTGACGGCGTTACTAGCATTCATACAGCGCCAGACACTATTGAAATTAAGGCAAACGCAACGCACAAGGTTACACCAATAGAAGGTTATGGTCCTGTTATATGGCAATGTATTCACGCAACCAATGAGACAGGTGTCAACAATATTGATGATGTATTGATTAAACCAATTGAACGCATGAAGCGCTTACCGCTTGTTTTAAATGTGCAAAAAGCCGTTGAGGAAATAAATGCTAACCCTGATTTATGGAATCAATATAATTTTAGAACATCAGCTTATGAAAATTCGCCGCACAGAAAGGTAAGCGACATTATCTTGCGATATCGCGACTATTCTGAATTTGATATTGAACATCCAGAAAAGTTTTCAGATAAGCACGTTTCTGTCTGGTGGGATGCTATCTATAAACTACCCGCTATCAGAAAGATAATTGATTCTGCCATGCTTGAATTGCCAGACAATGCAAAACTTGGTGGCGCATTAATAACAAAAGTGCCAGCAAGAAAACAGGTTTATATTCATTCGGACGCTGGTCACTGGCACTCTGATTACTACGACAAGAAAATACTAGTTTTACTGCAATCAAATCAAGATCAAAGTTTTAATTTTTATTCTAAAGTTGGTGAATCATTTGCATTAACAGAATCACATTTTGGGGAAGCTGGTGAAGTATTTGAATTTGATAACAGCTATTACCATTCTGTTATTAACGATTCAGACGAAGACAGAATTTCATTAATTTTTGCTGTAAGGACTTTAAAGTATGAATAGTGCTACTTTTAAAGCATTTGTAAATAATAAATGGGAAGATATGAGTGGTTATTTTGGAAGCTGGGCAAGTCAAAATAAAGGCATTCCAGTCATTAACAAAAATAATATTTTAGCAAATTTAGGCGAAGGAACCCCTGAAAATATTGGTAATGCGTTTTTATTAATAATAAAAGCCGCACATAAAGAAGGCATTTTACTTGGCGACCTATTTTTTTTGTCCAGCAATCTTAATCGAATTGATCCACTTGATGCTTATGTTGGGTTTAAAATAAAACCAAAAATTAAAGATGGAAATAACAATGAATAAACAATACCTATCATTATCTATTAGTCGCGCATTAGCAATCGAATACCCTATTGGTGATCCGTTTGGTGGACCTGCTTATGGTGAAAGAAACATGCCATTCATTGTTGGCCCTGCTATTGGCGCAGCGGCGACCTCCATTGGTGTAGCGGCGGCGGGTGCTACGCTGGCAACGGTAGGTGCGGCGGCATTGACAACCGTTACAGCTATCGGCGCAGTGGCTACGGTTGCTGGCTTAGCGATGTCCGTTATAGGGATGGCCACGGGTGATAAAAGCCTTATGAAAATTGGTATGTATGTTGGCTTAGCGGGCGGTGTCGCTGGTTTGGCGACATGGGGTGCGTCGGCGGGGTTATCGGCGGCATCTACTGAATTTGGTGCGGCAACGTCTGCGGCTAAGTCGGCACAGGCTTCAGCAGGGGCTGATTCCGCATTAGGCGGCATTACTAACGCTGGTGATGCTTTTACGGCAGGGAAATCAGTAGGTTCTACGCTTATTCCTAATGTCAGCACGGCGGGTAATTCATTAGCTTCTGCGACTAGTGCGGCACTAGATAACGGTACAAGCAATTTAGCATCAAAAGCAATTGATAGTAGTTCAACTAATTTAATATCAAAAGCACCGTCACTAGCATCAACTGAAACGTCATTAGGCGGTGGTTCTGGATTATTAGGTCAAGCACCATCAGCAACAAATACTATAGGTAGCCAAGTATCTAGCGCAATCACACCAACTATGAATGGTGCGGCAAAGGGTGCGGTTGATGCAGGAAATTACTTTAGTAAAGCTGACGCATTAACGGCTGCTGGTACGGCATTGAGCGGGTTATATAAGGGATTTGCGGATCAAAATTATAATAAAATAGTACAGCAACAAAACCAATTTAATCAAAATTCTACGCTTTATGGTATCAATAACCTTAGCCATCCAGCAGGCTGGAATCAAGCGGCGCAGCCATTGACGGCTGAGCAATTGCAAGCGGCTAGAATCAATAACGCACAGCAAGCCAATACAGTGGCTAAGGCATTGACCGCATGAACCCTATATTGCAAACAATTATTACCAATATTACCTCGCACGTTCAGCCTGAATATAAGCCTGAATTTGATAGAACTGTATTGGCAGGTAAGAAAATATTGTTTGACCCCAACTTCCATAAAAACATGGAGCTTGTTAAAAACCCAGAGTCCAGAAAAAACCCTGTAGACACTATTTCTACGGGCGTAACAGGCTTGCTGTGGCTTCTTTATTTGCACTCTAATAAAACACTCAAGCCAGAATCATTAATCATGGCAGGGGCTATATTTATGTGTGAAGTAATGGATTTTGCTGAACGGTCTTTAGGGATTCAAATCACCAATGAAATGGTATCCGAAACATGGAAACAAACCTGTAGCAAAATATTTTTAAAGCTAGGTATTACTCAAGACCAATTACATGATGCGGTCGAGAAAGGTGCAACCGAGATACAACAACATAATCAAGGTACACCAACTGCTCAAGATCAGACACAAGCACAGTCAGAACAACCAGCGCAACCGCAAGGCATGTTATCTGGCGTTAATTTTGGGGGCGGCCAATGAACTTAGGATTATTAGGCGGTATAGCAGGACTTGGTGAAGGGCTTGCAAAAGTAGGGGATAGATGGCATGAGAATGATATTCGCGCTGAGAATGCACGCATGGAGATGGAGAAAGAAAAGCGCATTGAAGAATCAAGGATTGCAGCAGAGGGAAGACAGCAAGACTATAAAATAGCTGATGAAAATAGAGGCATTCAAAACGCACAAACAATAGCTAAAAACAAACTTGATTTTGAAACCAATCCAGAGAACCTACAAAAAACAATTGATGCTAATAAATTAGCTAAGCAAGCTGAATTGGATTTTGAGGCTGACCCCAACAATATAGACAAGAAAATGGCATTTGAAAAAGCTAAGGCTAGTTTGCAGACGGACGAATCTATTAGGCTGCACAATGCTACAGACAGAACAGATTATACAGGTCGTAATCTGCAAAATGAATTGGCATCGTTAAATTTAGAGCAGGCCAAATCAATAGCGAAAATACCACCAGCCGTTAAGATGCAATATGACGCCTTTACTTCTGATATAAAAGATTTGCACAAAGAAAACGTCAATGCCGATCCATCAATTATTGAAAAAAATAACAAAACAATTGAGTATTTAAGCAAACAAAGATTAAATACTATTAAGCCTTATCTTGATAAAGAGGCCATTGCTGAATTAGATGAAGCGACTAAAGCAGAAAATGAAAGAGCGCCTATAGCTACAGGAATAATGCTTAATCAAGATTCTTCACCAAAAATAACCGAAGTAAAAAATACATCCAGTGGCGCACTTGAGAATATTAATCTTGGTGGGGATAAAATTATAGAAAAAGATATTGTTCCTAAGGATGTTAATGTTTCACAAGAGCAATGGGATAAAATAAGCTCAAAAGAAAAGCAGGCTCTTATTAATGAAGCTAGGAGAGCAAATATAAACTATGCCGTTAAAAATGAAATAAATAGATTGTCAAAGAGCGCTGAAACAAGAAGAAATATGAACTATTAATTTACAAAGCCGCTAAAAAGCGGATTATTTATTAATGCTTTTGTATAACTGTCAGCTTTGGCTTTGGCGCTTCTTTGTAAATACTTAATTGTTTCCACAGCAACGGCTCAAAGCGCAATGGAATTAATGTATTTGATAATCTAGCAACGCCATCTTCACCACGATAAGGCACTGCGTCAGCGTAATACCAGCCTGGTGAAATTTCATTCTTTATCTTGCCAACATTAAAAGCCGACCCCTCTCCATAATAAACCGCTACAGCCGTCATGCCTGTAACTTGTTTAGTTTCTGGACATTCAAGCATAGGTAAAAAAGCAATAGTTAGCTCACCTTCTACGGGAAAACTATCTTCTGTTCTTGTAAATTCTGTTATGTTCATTTTTATTTTCTCACTATTTATTTATCCAATGCCCTAAGGCATAAAGCAAGTCATCGTAACTGCGCAAAAGATCAAACCCTTTCTCTTTATTGTAAGCAATTGTTCCATCACTAAAAAACATGTCAGAGCAGCATGTTTTTGCTGTTTTATTGCGCATTTCTTGTACTTTTCGAATAATAGCGTTCATGATTTCATCTTGTTTACGAGCCTCTGCAATTTCTTTTTGCGCTTCTACTAACTGCGCTGATGACGAGTCACATTTCGGCTTGCAAACCTAGCTACTGCGATATTGTAGCATTTTATGATAAAATCAGGACAAAATTTTAAAGAGATAGACCATGTCGCAACAACTAAATAAATTAAGAGCGTTATTTCCAGAATATGCGGATGTTCCAAACGAGGAATTAATCCCTATCTTGCACAAAGAATACACACCTAATGTACCTATTCAAAAAATATACGACAATCTTGGTGTAAAAAACCCCAAAGCTGACGGCGAATTTATACGCGGACTTAAAGAGCAAGTCCCCGCTATTAAACAAGCTGGCTATGGTGCGCTTAGCGGTATTGGTGCTTTAGGAGAAACGGCATTTGGTCAGGGCGGTATTGCTACAGGGATTCGTAAAGCGGGGGAAGCTGGATATATTGAAAAGCAAAAAGAATTACAGGAAACTGCTAGGCCGTCTGATAACTGGGATTATGCTAAACAGAAAGGAATTGAGGGCGATTGGTCACACATGGGCGATTTTTTAGCCCACTCACTAGGTGCTGGCGTTGGTCAATTAGGCATTGCCTCTGTTACAGGTGGCGCAGGCGGGTTATTGGGGAAAGCAGTAGCAAAATCCGCATTTACCAATATGATGGAGCGCGCAACGGTAGCGCAAACTGAAAAGTTATTAGCAGAAAACGCTACAAAATTAGGCACAGAAAAATTAACAGAAGAAGAGGCGGCTCGATTAGCGAGTGATATTGTCGCCAATAAGGTTGAAAAATACGCAGGAATTGCCGCTATTGGCGCATTAGCTACAGGTCAAGAGTCGGGGGAAATTGGCGGCGAGGTAACTAGCGAACATTCAGGCGAGGTTATTACGCCTAAGCAACATGGCTTAGCTCTTGGCATGGGTGCGGTAGCAGGTAGCCTTGAAGGGCTTGGTGAAGTGCTTGGTATTAAAGCTATTACAGGCGGTTTACCAGTCGGCAAAGTATTAAGTAAAATGACGGGTATAACAGGACGTGTTGCAAGGGGTGGTGTTGGTGCATTGGAAGCTGCACCACTAGAATACGGTGAGGAATATCTACAAACATTAGCTGAACTAAAAGGCGAAGGCAAAGATCCATTTACACCTGAAGCATTAAATCAAGCCAATAACGCAGGTATGCAAGGCGGTATGGCTGGTTTTGGGATAGGTGGAACTGGCGGATTATTGTCTAAAGCAAAGAATGTTGATGAAGCCATTGCGGGAGCTAATGCAGATTTAAATTCACCTGCCGATATTCCAATTATTCCGCCAACCATAACATCAAACAAACCCACAGAAAGACGGACAGAGAACACAGGGGCTTTAGCTGGTGTTGCGTTGCCTTTAGCTAAACAAGATTTTTTAGCAACCCATGTTACGCCTGATGGACAATATCTTAGAGAAATTGATAGAAACCAATTTGTTGATGAAAATTTTAATCCAGTAGCCGTAAAAAATAGAAACAATTTAACTGAAATAAATGTACGTTCTTCTCGAATCCCTGAGACTGATTCCAATAATATTGCATGGCAAGAGCAAAGAGAGCGCGAAAAACAAGAGAGATTAGCAGAACAAAACAATGATAGAGCCACTACTACAGAAGCAAATACTGGAATCACTACAGAACTCAACCCTATTGATGCAGGAACAAGTCAGGTCAATGGAGCAAAAAATCAAGGAGCAGTCGAAAACAATCAGTCAGTTGCCGAGCCAACTACAGGAGAATTAACCAATGGGCGCGTATCAAATGAGAAGCAATCCTCAGGCACTGATGTACCAATACAACAGGAATCAACACCTAGACCAAGTGAGCAGGAGAATAATAACAACTTTGAGCCGACTCATGAATTAAACGATGGTACGCCAGTTCAGCATTTAGATGGTAATGTCTATATTGATAAAGGTGGTTATGAATGGCAAGCTGATGATGCTATTAAATTGCCACCAACTGAAAAAAAACCCGATCTAGTTACAGAAAGCGCAAAAGAAGAGATTGCCACCCCAACTAAAAGACAAGGGTATGTAGGCATAAAGTTAGAGCCGGGAGAGTCTGTATTAACATCATCAGGCAGAGAAACAAGCACGTTCCCTAAATTTAAGACAGCTACAGGCAATATAAAACCAGTCCACATAAAAGCCGTTGATAAATGGCTTATGAAAAATGCGCTTGATGAAGCAAAGCATAGGGGTGATGAATTTAATGCCCGTCAATTTGAGGCTAACATAGAAAAGCCTAGCCAAGCTGATAAAGATGCCGCAGAAGAATATTTGTTTAGTGAGCAACAACAAGTATCATCAACAAAGACAAATAAACCTTATAAAGGTTATTCCATAACAAAAAACAATGATGAAACGTGGAAAGCTGAAGCAGTTAATAAAAACGGCGGAAAACATACTATTATTCAGCCATCAAAAACTTTATTAATAAAATCCATTGATACGTTTGTAAAAAGATACGGTGAACCGCAAGAACAACAAGAAGCAATCAAGCAACCATCAAGCACGGAAGCCACAGAATCCGTAGAAAATGCGCCAGAAACAGTTAGCCAGTCAAGCAACAGTCAAGCAAATTTAGCTGCGCTTAAGCCTGCGCAAAAAAAAGAATCCCACCCCGCTATTGAATCTTATGCAAATGATTTAGTAGAAGGTGGTGGTGTATCATTAATTCATGATGAACATGGCACAATTACAGGCAGAGCGCCTTCTGTTAATCCTGAATGGTTTAAGGATGGAAGGTTTTTAATATATAAAGAAAATGGTGATGTTTACAGTTCGACGCCATCGGTTAGAGAGGTAAAATTAGCAGTAAGTGATTATAAGGCTGGAAAAAAATTAAGGCCAAAACAAGTTGCTATACTTGAAAGCCTACATGATTTAGCCACTGAAGATGAGGAGCGAGGCAGCTACGAAAGCGACACTGAATTAACTCACGCTCAAGATATGATTGTCAATCATCTTGAAGCGGAAATGGAAAATGGTAAGCTAACAATTGACGACATTAACAGGGTTTTAGTTGAGTTTGACGACTCGATTCCTTTTGACGTTAAAGGGTCAGATATTACACTTAATGAACTTGAAGAATGGCTGGGAATTACTAATGAAGAAAAAAGACCTACACAAAGCGTTGCTGTACCTGAAGAAGAAATACCCCAAGGATACACAGAATCAGAACTTGCAAAACATGAGCGAGAACAAGCCGAGCGAGCAAGAAAAGAATCAGAAACCGAATTAAAAGCCAAGCAAAAAGCAGAAGCGGATAAAGGAATTGACAGTCTTGCTGATGAAATGGCAGACCTTAAAGACCAAATGGGACAAGCTATTGGTGAATTAGCGTCATTACTTGGAGCAAAAACAAATCTTACAGAAGAAGAAGAAGCGCGGCTTATACCTATTATGTCAAAGATATTCCGTATCGCGGCTAAAATGGGTTACATTAAATTTAAAGATGCGGCTCAACATGTAATGTCGCAAATACGTCAACTAGCTGGTGATGAAATTGCAGATAAATTATCTATAGAAAACTTGCAAGCTGGTTATATTAATATTGCAAAAGAAATTGGCGGCAATAAAGCTGAGGCTTTGCAATATGATTCTATTGAAGAAATTGAAAAGGAATCCAAGAAAGAGGTTAAATCAATCTTTGGATTTGATGCTTCACAAAGATTTGCTGATTTATTATTAGCCGGTCAATCTTTTGACACTATTGTTCAGGCAAGAAAAGCATTAACAGATCAAAACATAGTTGCTGGTACTATAGAAGCTAAACAAGCTGATGAAGCTATAGAACTTGCAGGTGTATTAGCCGGAAAACAAATAGTCGATAAAGGTTTATCAGAATCTCAAACATTTGACGCTTTAGTTAAATTAGCAGGCCAAATGCCATCCCTTAATGTTAGAACTAGCACTAGCATTGAACAGCAAGCATATTCAACTCCATTGCCATTAGCGTATCTTGCATCTGAATTAGCGGGTATTACTAAAAAAACAACCGTCACAGAATCTACTGCTGGAAATGGTGCGTTATTAATAGCTGCTAATCCAGAGTTAGCTACTGTAAATGAATTAAATCCTGATAGAGCAAGGTCGTTAAAAGAGCAAGGGTTTAATGTCACAACAGAAAACGCTGTTACACATAGTTTTACAAAAAATGGTTTGTCGGATGTTGTAATTATTAATCCTCCATTTGGCGCAGTTAAGGATGATAATGGAAACACAATAACTTATAGCATTAAGCCAATGTATTCTACTAATGAAGTAGATCATGCCATCGTTATGAATACATTAAAAGGCATGGACGATGATGGCAAAGCTGTTTTAATTATTGGTGGGCCTGCGGGTCATTTATCACAAGAAGGACGCTCAGACGCATACAATGGAAAAGCTAAGCGTACATTTTTCTATAATTTATATAACGACTATAACGTAGTTGATCATTTTACGGTATCTGGAAAACTTTACGCTAAACAAGGCGCTGAGTGGCCTGTTGATGTAATTGTTATACATGGTAAAGACAAATCTAAATTAAGATTGCCTGCAGCTGATGTGCCAAGAGTTATTAATACAATTAAGGAATTAAAAAATGAACTACCAGATAATAGACCAAGCGTGTCAAAAGTTGAAATCACTATTGATGAAGCTCAATCCAACTCTACAGAAACAGGTGATGCAGGAAGCAATTTTGGCATTAGACAATTCTCAAATAGACGGAGAAGTGAGAACCGAAAACGTGTCGGAGTTTTGTTTAGATCTGAGCGAAGTGTTGAAACAAACGGACAAGTCATCGAGAGTAATGTTGATGAGTCAAACGATAATACAAGCAACAGACCCATTAGACTTACTAACAAGCCTAATACCGTAGAAAACAAATTTCAAGCAGATTATACTCCAGCAAGTACCGTTAATCCTGTAGGTACTCTTGTACCTGTAAACATGCAGTCATCTATAGAAAAAGCATTACAAAGAATTATTGATGCACATGGAGATATAGATAGTTATATTGCTAACTTACTAAATTACAAAAAAGAAGAAATTGGTAAATATTTTAGTGCAGAGCAAGTAGATGCTATTGCGCTTGCTTTAGATAATATTATATCCGGTAAAGGTTTTATTATTGGTGATCAGACAGGGGTTGGTAAAGGTCGTGTAAACGCGGCAATGATTCGTTATGCCATATTAAATAAAATGACTCCAATATTTGTAACTGAAAAACCTAATCTTTATGGTGATATGCTTAGAGATTTAGCTGATATTGGCATGCCTGATGTTAAACCTTTTGCTACAAATTCAGGCGAAAATATCCCTATAGATAATGAAGCTAATGCGTGGTATGAAGAATCATTAAAAGCTAAAGAGAGCGGAGAGAAGATACCAGAAAAACGAGGTAAATTTATTAGTATGCCTTCTGGTAAAAAACAAGAACAAAATATGAATAGCATGATTGATTCAGGCAAGTTGTCCGAAGGTGATGTTATTTTTACTACTTACAATCAAATGCAAACTGTAAAAGGAGAAATTACAACACGCACTAAATTTTTAAAAAAATTAGCTGATGGTTGTTTGTTGATTCTTGATGAAAGTCATAATGCTGGCGGAACTTCTGCTGGACCTAAACAAGGAAAAAGCGCACCAGAAGAAGGTGAAAAAACAGGCAGAGCTGCTGTTGCTAGAGAACTTGTGTCATTAGCTAAAGGCGTATTTTATTCTTCTGCTACATACGCTAAACGACCTGACGTATTAGATTTATATTCTAAAACTGATATGGGATTAGTTGCAGATACCGCATCATTACAACAAGCAATGGTAGCCGGAGGCGTCCCTTTACAACAGGCTGTTGCTTCTATGCTTGCGGAATCAGGTCAATATATTCGTAGAGAAAAATCGTTTGACGGTATAGTTTATGGAACATCTTTTGTTGACGTAGATAGAAACTTTGCTGAAAAAGTTGCGGAAGTAATGCGCGACATTATGATTTTTGATGATTTAAAATCGATTGCGGTAAGTACATTAAAAGATGAGGCAAAAGCATCGGCAAGCCAAGTAAGCGCTGATAATGCAATAGGTAAAACTGGTATTGATTCTCAAAACTTTACTAGCATCATGCACAATATGATTGGGCAGATGTTATTAATGTTAAAAGTACAGCCAACTATTGATGAAGCGCTAGAAGCTTTAAAGCGAGGTGAAAAACCTGTAATAGCTTTATCAAGCACAATGGGATCAGTTATTAAAGAGTACGCTGATGAAGTTGGGTTAAATGTTGGTGATGTAATAAATCTAAACTGCGGTGATTTATTATCTAGGTATCTAGAAAGATCAAGACGCATTACTGAAACTGATGCAATGGGTAATAAAATAAAAAGACCATTGGATGATGATGAATTAGGAAAAGCCGCCTCAAGTTTTTATAAAAAAATACAAAGTAAAATAAATAACTTTGATTTTAGTAGTTACAAAATGTCGCCTATTGATGCCATTCATAATGCTTTAGCAAAAGAAGGTTATAAATCAGGTGAAATTACTGGACGTATGAACATTATTGATTATTCCGGTGATGTTCCTATATATAAAATAAGACCTGCACAAGAATTAAGTACCGCAGGAAAAAGAAAAACAGTAAATGATTTTAATAATGGAAAACTAGATGTAATTATTCTTAATCAGTCTGGTGCTACAGGATTATCATTACATTCTAGTCCTAAAGTAGGTGGTGATACTAGAAAACGTCACATGATCATTGCTCAGCCCGAATTAAATATTGATACTCACATGCAAATGCTTGGGCGTATCAATAGAACAGGTCAGCTTCATTTACCTTCTTATTCTCAATTAACAGCTAATATTCCTGCTGAAAAAAGACCCTCTGCTATTCTTGCTAAAAAAATGGCAATGCTTAACGCTAATACTACTGCTGGTAAAGAGTCTGCCGTAAAAGCTAAAGATGTTCCAGATTTTATGAATGATTATGGAAATGAAATAGCTGCATCGGTTATGACTGATAATCCAGAGCTACACAAGATGCTTGGTAAACCATTAGCGCAAGGCAATAACGGGTTATATAAAGAAAATGCTATGGCTAAAGTTACAGGCCTTATTCCTGTGCTTAAACTAAAAGACCAGGAAATGCTTTATCAAATGATAGAGGATGAATATAACGATTATATAGAGATTCTTACAAAAACTGGGCAAAACCAGTTAGAAGCTCATGCGATGGATTTAGATGCAAAAATTGTTCATACAGAGAATATTGTCGAAGAACTAGGTGGAAGTACATCACCATTTGCGGCTGGTGTAGAAGCTGAAATAGTAGATGTTAAAAAACTAGGTAAGCCTTATACAATAGATCAAATTAATTCATTGTTAGAAAAAACAGATTTTAAAGATGACAAATCTTCTTATTCTGCTAAAGAATCATTTATTAAAACGGTAAATGAAGAATACAAAAAAGCATTATCTGAAATAGAAAAAATTGAAGAAATTGATGATAAAGAAGTAAAAAGAAAACAAGCATTGAAAGATAATCTGGAACATCAAAGAAATCAACTTGTTCAAATGTTTTCTAATTTTTACCCATCTAAACCTATTGTATTAACATCGCCTCATGGTCTTAAGTATGAAGGGATAGTTGGTAAATTTGAAAGAAAAGGACAGGCAAAAAGTTTCTTTGCTCAGGGTCAATGGAAAATGACCGTTTATGTTGCTGATGCAACAAGACAGGTTACGTTACCATTAAGCCAGTTATCTTGGGGCGCTACAAACGGAATGAGTTGGACAGTAAATAGAGGGAATTTAAACTCTATTAAAACCGCCTTAGATGAAGGACAATCAACATCAAGAGAACATCGAGTTATTTTAACTGGAAATATGCTTGCGGCTTATGGATTTGATTCAACTGGTCAAATTATTAATTACACAAATGATAAAGGTGAGATTAATCAAGGCGTATTAATGCCTAAGAAATTTGATTTAAAACAAGCAATAGAAAAACAGCCTGTTATCTTTTTAAACCTTGATATAGCAATGGATTATATTAATAATTCTAATGCTACAAATAGATCAATACGGTCAGCTAATAACGACTTTAGGTTAATGGTTACGTCTACTGGCGCTACTTTATATGCGCCGTCATCAAAAGCTAAAGGTTCTATTCTTTTTGGAAACAAGCGTGTAACAGAGATTACTGGTCCATTTATAACTCGTGGTAAAGAAATGCAAGCCAGAGTATCTATGGATGAAATAGGGTCTTTGTTGAGAGTTATTTACCCAATTATTGGTTCAATGCAACCAATTTTAAAAGAAGAAGGTAAAAAATTCTTAGAAAGCAAAGGTATTAAATTTAGTAAAACGACTACTCCAACTGCTCCATCTAACACCCACACAAAACAATCCCTATCTTCTGCCATTAAATCCATCATGGATAAAACTTTTGGTGACGGCTGGACTGATAGATTAATGGCGACTGGCAAGTTTAAGGTTATTAGTCGTGATGAAGCGGGTGAAATAATTCAAGACCTCCCAAGAGAACCAGGTGATAATGTCGTATCAGGGCAGTTTGATATTAAGTACAGTAAAGACGGTCATGTTATTGCTTTTTACAATCCTGCTAATGACACAACCTATTTTGTTCATGACAATATTAGTCAAGATCAGTCATCTGATTCTATTAAGGGGCTAATGCTTCATGAGATCGGCGTACATGCTTTGCAATTAGGTAAATCTAATGCTGAGTTTAAAGCCTTATTGACGCAATTTGAACAGTTAAAAGAAAGAAACCCAAGAGTAAAAGCAGCCTTTAACCGCGTACCTGCTGATACTAAAGAAGAGCATATTACTGAAGAAGCTTTGGCGTATTTTTTAGAAAACAATCCTACCTCAACTTTAGCGCAAAGAATTATAGAAGCATTTAGGCGGTTAGTTAGGGCGATTGGAAATACTCTTATTGGTAAAGACAAGTTTAAGTATTCGCAATGGGCTAATAAGCTTACTGAACAAGAATTACGCGATATGGCTACTAGTGCACTTAAGTCTGCGCCAGAGTCTTTGTTGTTTGATAATGTTGGTAGAGAAGATGAAGCAATTAAATATGGCTTTGCTGGTCAAAATGCCAACACAGCAAACCATAACTCCTTAGCCGCAGCACAGCAACGAATGGATGCTGGTGAAGATAAAGAGAAAATTAGAGAGGATACGGGGTGGTTTAAAGCTGTTGACGGAAAGTGGCGATTTGAAATAAATGATAATAACGCAAGATTTAAAGCAGGGCTTATTAATAAAGACAAAACCCTAAATGCAAAAAATATGATTCTAGGTGATGTATTGAATCACCCTCATTTATTTGACGCTTATCCTGAGCTATATAATTTGCCTATTGATTTAAACATAGGTCCGTCGTATTCAAATGCTATGTCGCACTATGATCCGTCAGAAAAAAGCATACTCATTCAGTCAGGTACGCGCGACAATGCCTTATCTGCTTTACTGCATGAAATACAACATGGAATACAGCACATAGAAGATTTTGCATGGGGGTCTAGTCTACACAAAATTAATGAAAACAAAAAAGAGACGAATTATGAAAAAAAGCAAAGATTGCTAGAGGAGCAAAAAAAGTACGAAAAAGAAATGATTCGTGCTAGAGATATTTATTTTGACAAAATAAAACAAATAAGATCAACATTTAACTATAAAGATGAAGAATATCTTGAATTATATGAAGATGAAAAATATATTGAATTAAAGGAAAAAGCACTGGAAGACTCTGAAAATGATGGATCAAGAAAATGGACATCCTTGCAAAGAGAAATAGAATCAATAAGAAGCGACAGTCCGTTTGGTAATATCTCTACGCCACCAAGTAAGGAGGAATTTGCTAAATTATTTTATGACTATAAAAGACATGCTGGAGAAATAGAAGCCAGAAATGTTGAAGCAAGGCGAAATTTTACCAAGACAGAAAGGAAGTTTACATCGCCTAGTGTTACGCAGGATATAGCAGATAGTAATGCAATTGTGGTTTGGAATAATGGATCCAAAATGGCGAGTCAGCAACCGTCCCGCTTAATGACAAGCGTAAACAACGACATTCGATTCAGCCTCGCACCATTAGAGGATATTTGGAGCGACACAGCCGCATTACCAAAAACAACTACTGAAGAATTAAAAGACCGCTTACGGGATATTAAAGATACAGGTAGAATTAATATTAAAGCGCTGGGATTAAGCGCATTAACCCAGAATCAATTGGTTAAACTGGGCGAGGAAACTTTGCCTATATTCAAAAACTTTTCAGTTGAGCGCAATAATTACGATGTAACCGAAGCCAATATTCACAAACAAGGGGATGATATTGCTAATCGTTGGCAACGCCTTGTGCCTAATTATAAGCCAATGGATAAAGTGTGGGCGGCGCGTAATAAATTAGAAATGCACCGATTAGCCGACATGATGAACAGTATGACCGTATTAGAGCTTGACCCGAGAGAAACAAAACCAGAAGACGCGGATACTGCTGTATGGGACGAGCTAGTGTCTAACTATAATAAGCTATTGCCTAACTCTAAAAAAGTGCTTGATGACGCTGAAAAGTTCCATAAAGACCGCTTGAATGATTTGCTAAGCTCTATTATTGAAAAGCTTGATAACTCTAATGCGTCAATTGAAGATAAGAAGCGCATGGTAAAAGAACTTAATAAAAAGTTTAAAGCAATTAAAGGTCCGTACTCCCCGTTAATGCGTTTTGGTCCGTATTGGGTAGACCATGCTGAAGGCTTTAATATGTTTGAAACTAAGAGCGCACAAGAGCGATTTATCAAACAGCTTAAAGACAATGGCATTGATATCAATGGTTTTGGTAAAACGCTAACCGACTTTCAAAAAGTAGAGGGGATTGATGTCGGTTTTGTTAATGATATAAATGATTTGATTGATAAGCTGGATGTCGAGCAAGGCGACATGCTAAAGGATTCAATCTTTCAGCTTTATTTGACCGCATTGCCTGAGTCTTCTATGCGCAAACGGTTTATTCATAGAAAGAAGACACCGGGCTTTGCTACTGATGCGTTAAGATCGTTTTCTAAAAAAGCATTTCATGATGGTAAGCAAATTGCAAAAATGAAATACATGCCAAAGATGAAGCAAGCTTTAAAAGACATTACTATGGCGGTAAAAGCGGGTGATAGCACCAAAGAATATGAGCGCATTCAATCAAACATTGAAAAGCTAAGAGATGTATTAACGCAATTAAATAACGGCGAACAGCTTAGTGAAATAGAGGGTAATGCGGGATTGCTTAATCAATTTAACCGTTATTCAAATCAAAATGAATTAAAGTCTGCTATTAATAAATACATAGACCGACAAAAAGATATTCTTAAAAATGCGGACATTTATATTAATGCTGGGAAAGATTCAGAGTCAATAGCAGATATTATAAAAGCACTTCAAAAGTCTTACGCTAATATGGCAGACGGTAATAGCGTGCATTTGATTTCCAGCATTGCAAATCAAACGGCATTTACTTACATACTGGGGTTTAGTCCGTCATCTGCCTTAATCAATTTTATGCAAACCCCAGGTGTTGCGCTGCCTGTTATCGCTGGTCGGCACGGCTTTGTTAAATCAAGTAAAGCATTAGCTGACGCAACCAAAACATTTTTTGCCAATAAAGACCAAGATGGCTTTAGCATTTTAAACGGATTAAAAAATGATGGTGAGCGTGCGCTTTACATGGCCTTATCAAGCAATGGCACATTTGACCGATCAAGAGCGCATGATTTAATGGGATTGTCTGAGCAAGGTGTGGAGCGCGGTACTTTGCATCGAGATTTTATGATAGCCTCATCTTATATGTTTCATCATGTTGAAATGGCTAACAGGGAAATAACCGCATTAACCGCCTATCGAATGGAGTTTGAAAAAACAGGGGATGTGCAAAAATCTATTGCTTACGCGGACGAGATTGTAAAAGAAACGCACTTAGATTATTCAAGTGCTAATAGACCTGATTTATTCCAAGGCAATGCCGCGCGGGTTATGCTTCAGTTTAAAATGTTTAGCCAGGGCATGACATGGTTATGGGGCAAAACGCTTTATGACGCCTTTAAATCAAAAAACCCAGAGCGCAAAGCAGAAGCTAGAAACATTATGCTTTGCTTGTCGGGTACGCAAATAGCGGCGGCTGGCGTTCTTGGTTTGCCTATCGGTGGAATATTAATGGCTGTTCAAGCATTATTAAGTTTATTTGATGACGATGATGAGCCAAAAGATGTTGAAAATGAAATTAGAAAATCGTTATCGAACACATTAGGTCCAGATATAGGAAGAATTATTTCAGTAGGCGCACTAAGTGAATCAGGCGCAGATTTTCATAGTAGATTATCGTTAAGTGATTTATGGGTTAGAGAGCCTGACAAAGAGCTAGAGGGCAAAGACCAAGCTTACTACCTGTTAAAAACAATAGCTGGCCCAATTGCTGGTGTTGCTGAAAATGTATTGGTTGGAATGAAGCTAATAGGTGATGGCAACACTGAAAGAGGTATAGAAAAAATGCTACCTAATGCATTTAGCGGGGCCGCTAAATCTTACCGATTAATTAATGAGGGCGGTGCAAAATCATTAACAGGCGAAACAATTTACGAAACTAATGCTTATGAACAAGCATTACAGGCTATTGGGATGCGTCCATCAGGACTGAACGAACAGATGAATCAAAACGCAGCAATAAAGAACAGGGAGCAAGCGGTTCAGCATGTTAGGCAAAGACTATTAAATCATGCGGCTAATGCTAAAATAGAAAAAAATGCTTCTGATTTAAAAGACGCTATGGAAAGTATTAAGGAATTTAACACTAAATATCCTAGTGACAAAATAAATCAAGCGTCTATTTTGCGGTCTGTAAAAAAGAGACTGTCTAACCAAAAATCATCGATAAACGGAATAAATATCAATAAAAAACTAAAGGAATTGGCTGATGAAGAAAGCTTCATGTAATTGATTGTATATGCCAATTATGATATAACAAACTTAATTTACTACAGGGTTGACTATAATGAATAAAATACTAGAATTGCTTTTAAATTTATCGCCTGCCTTAGAAAATGGCAAAACTCTTGCTAATGCTTCAGCATGGGGGAATGTCGCTAATGCGTCTCATGCGCTTATTATTGTCTTTGGATTTGCTTTAGTTGTTGCTAAAGCGGTGGGTATTGATATCCCTGTTTCTGATGACCAATTGGCGCAATTAGCGGGCGGCATAGCTTCGGTTGGCGGAACTATTGTCGCTTATCTCAATGTGACTACATCAAGTGATAAAGGCTTTAAAAAATAGTTTGTTGTTTATCCTATTATCAGGATGTGTAACAAACTGTAACATAACACCTGGTGCGCTATATGATCTTAACGTCAATGGCGCACAATTAAATTTAACATGTAAAACGGAGTAACTCATGTCATTAGATGTCATCGAAAAAACAGCCATCTCAACCTTTGTCGATCTTATTGGTCATGGCTCAATATTTAGCCGAATTGTTGCAGAAATAGAGCGTACTAACGAGGCATTACCAAATGCAACAGGCGCAGATAAACGCAAAAAAGTTTTGAAAGATATTGAAATTATCTTTGATGATCTTGTTGAACCCATTGCTAAAAATGTTATTAATTTATTAATAGAATTAGGCGTAGCGTATCTTTATGGTGTCAATCCCATTGCGGGAGAAATGGTCTGCCCAATTGCGACCGAAATTGAAAATAAATTATAGGCATTGAGCATGGATGACAAGACATTAAAAGCATTATTACTCGAAACCCTACAAGAGCATCATGAGTCTGTTATTGATGCTCACGCAGCACACCATGAATGGATCCAAGAGCGCATTGAAGCCGAAAAAGCTCGTAAAGAAATGATGTCAAAAGTAGCTGACGCCGCTATCCAATGGAGTGTTGTAGGTCTTTTGGGTGGCGCATGGTACTGGATTCAAAGCCATATTAAATAACATAAACTAGAGAAATAACATGACTGAATTTATCGGTAAAAAAATATCCAATAACGAGTATTTGTATACTAATAATGGATTTAAGAAAACAGGCTTACCTAATCCCGATGGGACAATAACCGGTTTTATTCCTACGTTCGACTCTGTCTCCGCAATCCCTACTGGTTTTGTCGGCACCGCTAGGGTTGGTACAACTTTGTATGTAGGGGATGGAATAAATATAATAACGTCAAATACAATTCCATCTTTTGCGACTTATAGTGCTATACCAAGTAATTTTG